CCTGCCACACTTCCCAATACTCCGGTTCTTCTGCTCGTTTACTCATTGTGACTCCCTCGCATCTAATCGTTCTTGAATCCACTGTTCGACAACTTCTGAATTCAGCCCAAGCCCATGAAGGTATTCTTGACAGTTATCACAACGAACCTCTGTCTCGATTCCACCTGTCTCGCCGCCTTCGTCGTATTCAACCATCATCGAGAATGTCAGGTGGCCTCCGCATCGAACAGCCCTCGCTCTTTGCGCCTCTCGCTTTGTGCGTAACGTGCCTTTCACTTCAGAGATAAAGCGATCCCAGTCGAGATGATAAGTCCCGATGCTTGACCGCGCAGTTGGCTTACCCTTCTTATTGAACTTGTCGGGATCAACCCATGCCTGACACTTCATGACTGTTCTCCTGCGTCGTCTACCATGAAGTCTAGCCAGTTTCGTCCCGTGCGCCCGACTCCGCCTTTTTTGGAGATGTACACCGTCACTCTTCGGCTATCGCGTGGAGCGCGTTCTATCGGCCCGTAGATTTGCCCCGCTATGTGTTTTTGAAGAAATGCCACAGCTTCGGTCTGAGTTAGAATTTTGGTTGATTTCCGCGGCTCCGACGCGATAATGCCGTTCAAATCTACTGCGCTAATATGGTTTAGATTGTTCATGGCTTTATGCAGAGCAAGTTTCGCGCCCCGCATCGATCACCCGAAGTTTGGCGTCATCAGCGGGAATGAACGGCCCTGCGTCACTACGTCCAACCTCCGCGTACTCATAACCGCCAACCTTCCTTTGGGCCACGATGTCCTGCACTTCCTTTACGACTTCCACTGCGCGAATTAATGAACGGTAGCGCCAATCGCCGACCTTTTGGCCTTGCAAATATAAATCAACGAAAATCTTCATGACTGTGACTGTTCTCCTTCTGGTGGGAATAATTCGTCGCGCAGATTGTTGGCGATGTGAATTGCAAGTCTGCACTCAGGACAGTTTTCAGTATAAGGATGGGTTCGATAAACTTGATGCTCAATCGCAGTCACAAAGTTTATTATCTCTGCTCGGTCGTCCACGTCGCTTTCTAATCGTTCCATGATCTTATTCAGAATAAACTCCTTGTCGTAATCTCCCCATCTCGCCCACACATCTTTTACTGCTTGAATAGCAGCCGCCCTGGTTGGTTCTGATTTGCTCATAAGCTATTCAAATCCTTCCTCGTGCGCGACCATAGGGCTACTCACGGCGCTCGTTACTTCTCAGACGACCGCTCGCTTTTCGCTCGCAAAGATTCTTTCTTCAACGGTCGATAACTTGGCGCAGGGATGTTCAATCCTTTGAATCCGCCATTATCAGCTGCCTTCTTGCGCTCAGGGTAACGGTCTGAGAAGCGAGTCAGAGGCGAGAATAATTGCTCAGTGGCGCAACCCAATTCGCCGGCGCACACGTCTAAATCTTCGCTTGTGTCGAGTAGGGCGATCATTTCTCCTCATGTGCTGCCCGCATTCGGCCACAACAAACGGGAAATCCTTCACCATCCCTCTCGACAGGAACGGTACAAACGTCATCGCCATCCGTGGAATAGAAACCGTGGCCTCGCTCTGCATCTAGCACTATAACGCGGTCGTCGCCCGTCAGTGGTTTGTAATAATATGGACAGGTATTTTCATGGAAGATAAGTTGTCCACATTTGGAGCACGCTTCGGATTTGAGAAACCGATGCCCGTTAAGACAATACTGGCGACACCGCTCCGCCAAGTCAAGATAGCCCCCAGCTTCGTTCCATCGAGCATTAGATTCGCATTGCAGACAAACCTGATTCATTATAATCACCCCTTCAACTTGCCTTCTTTGATTAACTTCTCCTGGTAGCGAGGAATCTTCCCTTTGAGTTTGCGAAATCGGCGCCGGGAATGGATCGCCTAGAACCTCGCGGACCTTCTTATGCCAAGCCCCGTCGCCAGTCTTATCCAGCGATTCACGAAGTAAAGTCTCTAACTCCAAAATGCGCGTGGCTGAGTCGTAGTTCGTTCGGGCTAACTCTGTGACGGTGCCGTGGATTAAAAGTAATTTGCTCATCTCAGTTTTGAATACTCCACATCTTATGCAGTACCTTCCGTTGACGTGCCATACGTGTTGTCCATCATCGCTATCACGCGGCAATATCGGCTTACAATTCATCAGCTGCGAATCCCTGAATCCCGCTCCGTTCTCAAGACGTTCGCTCCGGCTCAGGTTCGTGGCTTTTCGTGTGCTTATTGCGGCATCTTCTACACAGCAGCACGTTATCTTCTCGCGCCCGCCAACCGTTATTGTAGAAGGCCGTTGAAGCTCCGTCCGTATCGAAACTCTGGCAATAATATACTTGACTCCGCAGAGGTTCTCCAGTATAGTTCTATACATGATGAAGAACGCGGAACCGACAAGCCTTCAAGAAGCAATCGTTTACTTCTCGAATCCTGATAACTGCATTAACTATTTGGTTGAACGCCGCTGGCCAGATGGCGTGACCTGTCCGTATTGCGGATCGGATCAAGTTACGTTCATGCCAAAGCGCCGCTTGTGGCAATGCAAAGGCCGTCACTCCAAGGCTCAATTTTCGATTAAGGTCGGAACGATTTTCGAGGACTCTGCTATCCGCCTCGACAAGTGGCTGTGCGCCATGTGGATGCTCGCCAACTGCAAGAACGGCGTTAGCAGTTGGGAGATTCACCGCTCGATCAAGGTCACGCAAAAGTCCGCATGGTTCATGCTGCAACGCCTGAGACTTGCTCTTCAAGATGACGGTTCTGGCGGCAAGCTGAGCGGCCACGTTGAAGTAGATGAAACCTACATCGGCGGCAAGGCGCGCAATATGCACAAGGCCCGAAAGCAGAGAGCCAGACTGTCGCCCACAGGCATGGTCGGCAAGGTTGCCGTTATGGGATTGCTTGAGCGTCACGGTCGCGTGCGCACAATGGTTGTTCCTGAAACTACGCGTGCCGTCCTGCAACCGAGAGTGCGCCAGCACGTCGAATACGGTTCTGCCCTTTACTCTGACTCGCATCGCGCATACGAAGAGATGGAGGACGCTTACGTTCGTGGAGTTATCAATCACGCGGAACGATACGTTGACGGTTTGGTTCATACGAACGGAATGGAAAACTTCTGGTCGCTTCTCAAGCGCGGTTTGAAGGGCACGTATATCTCTGTTGAGCCGTTCCATCTGTTTCGCTATCTCGATGAACAAAGTTTCCGTTTCAACAACCGCAAAGAGAACGATGCTTATCGTTTTGATCTCGCGGTCTCTCAAATCGTCGGCAAGCGCCTTACCTACGCGCAAGTAACTGGTAAGAGCAGCGATGCCGACCGTAAATTATCGTGCTAAGCAACGCGCTTTGTCCGTGACGAAGCAACGCGGGAAGAAGCGGTCAAGCTAGGCCGCTTCTTTTTTTTCGGGCCACGTTTGCGAGGGTTGTTATCCGCTAATTCCCGTGCCTCGGCTACGCGTTTTTGAATGACTGAATGAGGAACCGCCAAGACGCGGCTGACTAAGTGATCGAAGGCGTCAAACTCTTCGTTACGTTTACTCAATGTATACTCTCGCCTTTGAGATCGGCAACCAAAGTTTCCCGCGCAGTCCACCGGTAAACATCAGACTTGCTGCCTAACAAATTAACATCTTCAGAGCGAACGGTAACCACGTCATCATTAAAGAGGGTGTATTTGTCTCGATGGTCGCTTACGTCCGACCACATTCTGAAAATGCCATTAACTTTAGACACCATGCCAGCGGGCGTTCTAGGGGACACCGTGGCAATTAAAGTCTCCCGAGTATCAAATCTCGCCTTCAGGCTTACTTTGTAATTCGATCCAGATGCGCCTTGGATCGGGAAGTGGCGCTCGACAAAAATCTTCTCGCCAGTTAAATAGTCCGCCACTTCTTCATTGAAAACCGCGGGTGAGTACGCCTTGCTTCCATATACCAAATCGCTGATCGCTTTACAGGCGGTAACCACTTCAAAAAGCAGGTCGGCGACATCCTCTAAACGCCCACGCTTTACAATAACGCCGCGGTCTACACTCACGCCTAGACCTTCCGCAATCCGATTCGCGGTAAATTGTCTCGTTGAATATCCGATAACCTCAAAGCCAACTGTTTCCAGGTAACGCATCGTTTCACCCAAATCACTGACTGTGAGTATGTCGCCATCCGTCTTAACGAATAGCTCGATCCGATCGTGATCTGGGTAAAGGTAAGGCGTTATGATGCGCAAACGATCACCACTTGGCAGGCAAGCAAATTCGCCCTGCAACTGCTTAACATAACTGCCGATGATTTCGTCGCAGGTCATAGCACTAACTCCATCTGGGTTGGCGGCAAATCCGCAAGGCGCACACTACACTGTATTCCAAATTCTTTACAGAAATATTCCAAGCTATCTTGGATGCTTTTGCCAACGTCTGCGGTTGGGCTATAAGCAAAGCGATCATGACATAGGTCAGTCCAGCGATGATAATGAGACTGGCCAAGCCACTTTTCTTTATTTGTATGCCTGTTCGAGTGGCTCCCGTTGATATCAAGACCACGAATTCTAGCAGCGTTATTCAACAACAACGCTATCGAGTACCGATCTGAAATTATCTGACTTGCCGTTATAACCACTCTGAGACTGGCGCTCTTGTTGTTCTCAACTGGAATGTCAATCTTCACCCATGATTTGTTTGCGGAGCTGTGCCACAAATACGTACCGTCAATGGTTAACTCCCCGTCATGGATGAGAGCATCAACATTAGGTTCACGTACTTGAGGAACGGCCATAGAGGACGACGCCTTGTGACACGGCAGGGACTCTGGACTTCAATTTCGGGTCGGAGCATAATCTCAAAGCTTCGCGGAGTCAAGTATATTTATGCCGAAACTCTCAATAGCGTCTTGTTTGCCACACAGAGCGCACACAGCCTTAAAAGTCCCGATTAGACATTCCGAAATAAGAAATTCTTGCCGATTTAGGAATGAGGCTCGTTTCATTGCTCTAGCTCGCTCGGTTCCTCGACTGGAACTGGCAATGGAACAATCATCAATCCATGCTGAACAAGTGGATTGTCATCGATTGCGGCCTCGTACTGCTCATCACAATGCGGGCATCTCAGAATGATATGATGACCCACAACTGCGGTTGTTAGTTTTCTTTCGTCCACCCTTCTCTCCCTCGCCGGTTTACCGGCTCACGAATCGTTGCTGAAAAGGGCGTCTCAAGTCACCCTTTGCTTTGAATCTCTGCATCCTTCTCTACCTTAGCCACTTCTTGTTCACTCATAATCAATCCCTCACCCTTTCACTGGCTCTCCTTGATTCGCTTAAGGAGAACATTAGCGACCTCGTCGCAGAAATCAGTACGTTGTTCATTTACGTCGCCCGATTCGTCCATGTGCCAGTCACCGGGGCCGTAGAAGCTCCACGGTTCTCTCTTACCATTGACCAGCCGGCCTTCGTCAAGACAGTGAAGGATCGCGCCACGGATTTCTGCGAGTTCATGGATGGATAGATCAATCATTTGCAGCCGCCTTTCAGAGAGTCACAAATCCACTGACAGTTCACGTATCGACCAGGATCGCCCACGAAGTCATAATCAACCTCGGCGCACTCACTACAAACAGGCCGCTCGCATCGGTCACATTCCTGCACTTGGCAGTCGATATTGAAACTGGCAGCGAATCCGCAGAGATAGCACGTATCTTCCTTGTCATCGCCAACACTCGGCAAATTGAAATGCGGATCGTTATCAGTCACGCCAGCGGGATAATTACTCATCATCTTCTCCTCCAACTACTCCAGATTTCCTACAATCAGGACAAGGTATCCATTCTGTCTTACGCCCGAAGTGGTCAATCTCAACCTCTATAAAGCCCGTTCCTTCGCAGCGTTCGCAGGGACGTTCTTCCCGCCGCGCCTCTACCGCATTGGCCGCCTCTCGGTATGCTTGAATGCGCTTACCAGACTCAACCAATCGCCTAATGGCGTTCTCAAGTGCTATTGGCCCTGCGTATCCCATCTCTCTCTCCTTTGAGTCGCCCCAGCTTTGACATGCCCGCATTTTGAACCTGTCCGTTAGGTTTGTCAACATACTATTTCGTGCAACCTGTCCGTTGGGATTCGGTCACATTGACACTTTACAAATCTATCCGTTAGGTTTAACGTCTGAATCCGTGAAAGTCACACCAGAAATCAGCGCGGTCATGGCCGAACTTGGCCGCATTAAAAGCAAGAAGAAAGCTGCGGCCTCGCGGAAGAACGGCAAAAAAGGCGGCCGCCCTAAATCCCGCAACGGCAAGGGCCAGAAGAGGGGCAAATGAACAAAGAATGTCAAACATGTGATGGTGGCGGCGAAGTGCAGGAAGAATGCTCTTGCTGCGGCGGTAGCGGCGTCGAATATGACGAGTGTTACGACTGTGGTGGCACTGGCGAAGTTGAGGAAAAGCCAGGGATTGAAGCCACTGGCAACGAGGGGAGTTCGTAACGTCTAAAGATTGTGGGCCGTAAACGGCGAGGAGATAGGGCACAAAATGGCATTCAAAATCACCATTCAACAAACTCTTGATGAACAGCGACATATCGGCAAAGAATGGCGACTGGTTGAGAAAGACCGCTACGACTACACGCCGGAAACAGACACGGTTGCGACTGTTACGCGGATACTTTACGAGCAGACAGTTAGCGACTTAGACCTGTGGGCAGTTGTCTCGGCGGTAAACGGGAAGGATTAACCCCATGAGATTCGCATACGAAGAAGAATACGCCCGCATGGTGCAGAAATATGGAATTCCAAACACGCGAGTTCCGCTATGGCGCAGATTACTTAAGTTTCTACGAATTATGAGTTGAAGGATTTTGCTGCGGCGGAGTGGACAGTGACACTCTCCGAGTCGAGTAGAGAGGCAGACCCTAACATGGGCAGACCAAGCGATAAAAGTCGTGCGGCACGACGACCAGGACAGCGTGAACGAGCGCGGGTAAAGAAGCACAGGCGGGGAACATCCACCTGTTATGTGGCTGGCGCTTGCCTCTACACGCTCAAGGCTGGTCGAAAGAAGTGGGATGAGTTCTATCGTTCGCGAAGGAATCCGCTTAACATGCGGAATCTGGAAGCGGACAATGACACTCTAGCCATGCGCCCATCAGTAGGGGAACCAGTTAATCTCGAAAGCCGGAACATAAACCGAAACGGCCAGCCTATAACGGTAGTCGGGTGACATTAAAACAATTCCCGATCCGCAGCATTACAAAGATAGCTGAGGTTAATTGAAATGACTGAAACAACTGGAATCCACGATTCAAACGAATGTGATTGTGAGATGTGCAGATGGGCTGACAGCGTTGAAAAACGCCACGCAGCCGAACAACAGGCCGAGCAGGAAAGGCTTCAGGTCGTCAATGCTTCCTAGGGTTCAGGACATCCTGTTTGATTATCTCGCTTCCGCGCAGAAGCAGTATCTTGCACCGACTGAGATACGTTCCCGCGTCTCGTCTGCTGGTAAGTGCGCCAGAGCGATCGGTTTACAGATTTCCGGCTTGACTGCGACGAATCCGCCAGATGGGTATTCCCTGGTGAATTTCCATATCGGGGACGCGATTCACGACATGGTTCAGAAGGCGATCATTGCCCACTGGCCGGACGCTCAGACTGAGGTTGAAGGTTCTATTGATGACTTCCTGACAGGACATTGTGACGTGCTTTATACCGCCGAAGACGGGGAGAAGGTTGTCTGTGAGATTAAGTCGATAGCTGATTTCGGGTTTGAACTCGCTACAGGGGCGGAATTGAAGTCGAACGGGCGGTGGAAGAAGAAGGAAAAGGTCATTGAAGGGCCGAAGCGCGAACACAAGTTACAAGCGTCGATATACGCCATCATGTTAAGGGCTAAATACGTCGCCATTGTCTACGTGAGAAAGACTGCTACAAAGGGCGAAGTCGTGACGTGGGAATGGCGTTTTAACCTAAGAGAGCTATATGACATAGCTTCTGAGGAAATCTCGCGTCAAAGGGCGATTGTGGCGCAAGTAAGGGCTAGTGAACTGCCTGAGAGAGAGTGGGAAGGGGCGATAATCACCGATCCAGCTAAAACCAAGTGGCCGTGTGGTTATTGTGACTTTCAGGATGCGTGTTTAAAACTCGGCCCGGGAGTGGTGAAAATTGCGTGAACGACATCATCTCAGTCCATCAGGAACTTTTAAGGCTCTCCAAGTCTCTCGCCACGGCGGTTAATGAATATGCCGAGGCCGCTAAAGACGCTGCCGAGAAACGAACCGCTTACGATGTCCTCTGGGCGCAGGCGATGATTCAGGCCGATGATGATTGGACGCAAAAGATTAAGGAAGCTCAGGCAACTAAAGCATGTTCGACACAGATGCTTGAAGCGCGGGTTGCCGAAGCGGTACGCGATGCGCTGAAGGAACGTATCAGAGCGCTTGAAACTGTACTTTCTGTGCAGCAAAGCAGGCTCAGATACATGGAATCAACTGAAAAAGACTACAACTAACAAAGGACACGAACATGAACATAAATGATGCATTTCCCAGTAAGTACCTGAAAACCGCAGACCTCAAAGGCCGCGATGTCACGGTCACAATCGACGCGGTGGAGATGATTACCCTGCCGAACGATCAAGGGCGCAAGCTGGCTCTCAGGTTTGAAGGCAAAGACAAGCAGTGGATCGTGAACAAGACCAACGCCAACACCATCGCCAAGCTGCTCAATTCGGGCGTGATGGAAGATTGGATTGGCAAGCAAATCACGATCTACCCGACAGAAACGGCATACCAGGGCGAGATGGTTGACTGCATCCGGGTGCGACGAAACAAAGCAGCAGACAGTTGGGAAGAGCCGCCGCGGAGCGTTGCGCCGGCAGCGCCACCTGATGACCTCAGCGATATCCCGTTCTAAAGTTCCCTGACGCCTCCTTTTGGGGAAGAGGTAAAGGCGTCAATGGAAGCGGAGCAGGTTCTTCCTATTCGCATGGTTAGCTTGCTCCGCATTTAAGATTTGAAGTGTGCGATCAAAGGGAAATCTCAAGACGACCTACTATTTCAGAGTGTGAGCCGGTAAACCGGCGAGAGGGAAACCAAATGTTGAGTAAGTGGGATAATTTGAAAGAGTGGGCAGAGCGTAAATTGCGCAAGTTGATTGGGCGCGTTTTGGCTGTTGAGGGCGAGGATGGACATAACCGCCTTTGCCGCTTTAATACTTGGGTTTGTCATTACGGGCCACATGGAACCTTTGAATATGTCAGCCATATCAACCTAAAAGCGGGTGGTCATTTGTGCCTGATAGGAACCTGTTGCGGCGAGCCTACCGAAAGTCACATGCGTCAAATGGATGAACAGTTGATGTGGTTTCACGCCACCGAAAAAGTCTTGCGCGAGTCGGGCGCATTGCAGACGTTTGTTTGGGAGAACTCACGATTCTCAGCGTCTACGCTTTGCAACTGCGGCCAGCCTGACAATCCACGATTGCCAGAACATCAGCCACTTTGTCCGTATCGTGTCGAACACGATTTTCAGCCGAGCATCGAAGAGTACCGCGAGGCTCTAGCTTCGGTGAACTAATCCGGCGCGGGACGCGGGGACAACGACGGAGAAGCATCCGCCTAAAACACTTCGACCGCCAAAACTCGTGTGAGTTCTGACGGCCTCGGTGTGACTAGGTATCTGAATGCGCAAGCGGACGGAGAGAGCCTAGCAAAAAACCTGTTGACGCGCAAGTTAATTCGGCGTAATGTTCTGGTCGACTACGGTATTTGAAAAAGTGGATTCCAGCCTTTCAAAGAATCCCTAACATAGTCCGTCTCCAAAGGAAGCACTTGCAGCATACGGTCTGACAAGCCGGAATTGCAGATAACGTCGCTGTAAAGAGTCGCCATAGGATAAGCCGCCGTTGTTCACTCAGGGGCGCATCACAGACGATAGCGACGCTGTAGTTCGTGCCTCTCGGATAGAGACGTAAATAATCAGAAATGTCGGCCCGCTTGTCTTAGATACCGGAAGACAAGAACTACACCGAGAGGGAACCTGCACCAAGTACCGCGATCCATACGTGGACGTGGCGGGTAGAGCTAGGAAGGTCTACCTGCGCCCGCTTACCGCCGTAGACGTGATGGTTATGAGTGATACGATCCTCAGAGAAGGTATTGCAAGTGATTGGCTGTTTATTGATTCTCTGCGAAAACGAGAAGGCTCTGCGCTTGGGTTTCTACCTAAGGATACCTATTGCACCGTTTTGGAGAACCGACCTCTCCGCGTGCGTGACATGCGGGCTTACAAAACAAATCGAATCATTGTCACGGAAGATAACGGTGATTTAACTGGTTATGCCTATTACACGATGGCTTCTGATTGGTTAATAGTCGTGCAGATTGTTGTCCAAGAAGATGCGCGGAGATGGTATCGAGCAATGCTAATGATTAATGAGATAGAGGACGATGCTAATCGGTACGGTAAACACGGCGTCACTGCCCGCGTTGCTTATGATCTCGAAAGTAATTTCTTTTGGAGGGCAATCGGATATGTTCCGATTAAGCAAATAACGAGCACTTGGCTCAATCAGAAGGAAAGCAAGTCCAAACGACCGCTCTGGATTTACAGGAAAGAAATTGGAGGATTATTCACAGATGGACAGCAAGCCTGTGGAAATGTGGAGATGTCAATTTCACTTGAACCTTAGTGCTTCATGGAAAGCAGATGTAGATAAGACGGTTACAGACGTGGAGTTATGGAGAGAAATCTTAGCAAATTGGCATTACTGGAAAAACGGTCGCAAGATTAAAAAATCACCCGGAATCAAACAATTACTTTCAGAATACGAACGGCAATCAATGAATCATGAAATTCGAGAGCAAAGAGATATACCAGAACGCAGTAGAGAAGGGATGGCCGAACGGAGCTATAGCCCGCTGCCATCGTTGCGGATTTCAGCGGCCGGCTGGAAAGGATGAACTGGCGTTCTGGTTCGAGAATGGCTTCCCGCGGTGCAAGTGCGACGAACGCAACCCGCCGCGGATCGACATTATTCAACCCTGTGAGGTAAAGAGATGACTCCAGAAACCAAATCGCAAGAGCAACTTATATTGCAGGCGCTTTTGGCCGGTCGGAAGCTTACACCAATCGATGCATTAAACGATTTCTCGTGTTTCAGACTTGGGGCAAGGATTTTCAACTTGAAGGCGCAGGGAGTACCGATTTTGGATGAATGGTTCACGACCGCGAGCGGCAAGAAAGTAAAAGCCTACTTCATGAACGTATCTAATCCAGCGCAGCCGGAGTTGTTTTCATGAAACCAGGCCCATCAGTTCGTATCAATTGGAACTCTCCTGTGCGAGTCTGTCCAAGTTGCCCATCTGAAGTCGGCCCTCAGCCTCTGGACGCATTCTATCGATGTGCTACACGTCCGAATGGAAAGACAAGCCAATGCAAGGTATGTATCGACAAGCGTGACCGGAACGCATATCGAAAGGCATGTGTGATGTCAGCACCTAAAGACCGAAGGGCAAAAATCAAGTGGGCAATAACTCAAGGCGCGAGAACGAGAGAAGCGATACAGGCAGTAACCCGGATACCGTGGGATGAGTTGTGCGACCTATTGGCGATGCTGAGATTTGATGATGGGGAATTAACATTTGATCGAGTAACGAGAGAATTCGGAGTAGCGGCGTGAAACGGTCTTATCTCAAGCGTGGCACTAAACGTCTCGGCCCGGGTAAAAAGGTGAGGGACTGGGAATCTGCGCGTCGTAAGCTCAAGATGAGATTTGAGATTGCCGGGATTACGAGTTGCGAGCTTCGATGGGGTGATTGTGCTTTTGATAACTATCTCGGCTTTGCTCATGCCCAGAAGCGCAGGAACGTGAAAGACCTGAACGTAGTCATTCTGGCCTGCAACTTCTGCCACGACCAGCTGGAGATTATGCCGAACATGGAACGGATCGTGACGGGCGTAATCGCCGCAAGAAAGGTTCAGCCATGAAGAGATGCCATGCCTGCACACTCGTTCTTCCGCTAGACTGTTTCAATTATCCTAATGATGTGTGCAATCTGTGTTTGGAGACGCCTCGATATCGAGAACCTGTTGAAAGTCGTGGAGAGTGGCAGGAGATGAACACAGTGAGCAAGATTAACGACTTATTTATGAGGCAAGGACGGCACAAATGAACCGACGCGCAGCTCGCAAGGACAGTAATCACCGGGAGATTGTCAAATCACTTGAGAGTGTCGGCGCAAGCGTGCTTTGCATCAACGAGAAGGACGCTCCAGACCTTTTGGTGGGGTATCGCGGATCTAACTACCTTCTGGAAATAAAGGATGGTTCTAAGCCTCCTAGTCGCCGCAAGCTCAGGCCGGGTCAACAAGAATTCGCAAAAACGTGGAGAGGTCGTCCGCCTGTTAAGGTTGAAGATATCTATGAAGCATTTCGCGCCATTGGAACTCAGGTGCGCTGAAAAAGATTCTTGCAAATGGTGGATTAAGCGTATAATGCCGAACTGCGGCTGAGATTTTCTAACGGGGTAGTTTGGGAACGGGGTCTTGATTACGCGCCAGTTAGGGAGTTGAGGCCGCAACAACTAACGGGAGGACATTATCACAAATGCTTCTACTCTTAGCACCGATAGCCTTGGGGGGAATTGTTACGCTGCTGGTGTACATCGTGGTGATTTGTCTTGTGGCGTGGTTGTTCTACTGGCTCATCAACTACATCGGGCCACCTGAACCAATCAAGAAGATCGCGGTCGTGATTCTCGTCGTCGTGTTTGTGATTGTCCTGCTTTACCTATTGCTCGGAGCAGTACCAATGTTGGGGAGGTGATAAATGTTTGGCCGCGAACCAGCATTGATAATCGGCGCGATACAGGCGATTGTAGCCCTCGGGATAGGATTTGGGCTGCATGTTACCCCTGAGCAATTTGGATTGATTATGGCGGCAGTGACGGCCCTTCTCGCCGTACTCACGCGAAGTCAGACAGTTTCAAACCCTCAATCAGACGCCCTCATTAAGACCGCTGTAGAGATGCCCACTAACACCCCGGTTGAAGTAGTAAAATCAGTTCAAGCAGAAAAGGACGCACAATGAATTTCTTTATACCAATCGCACTGTCCATATTGCTCGCGCTAATTCAGAGTGGGAAGATACCCGCGTCGGCAGTCAAGGGACTACTGAAGCTTCGGGATGCTTTAAACCTGGCATTTCCGTCCGGCACGACGCCCGCGGCGCATATTCAAATCACAGAGCAATGACCCTCGGATTACTAACCGCGATCCTAATCGGGATTGCATTTATCATTTGGAGGCTAGAGAAAATCATGGCTACATTGGCAGAAGTACAGGCAAGTTTCGCAAAGTTCGTGGCAGACATTAAAGCAGAAGTCGATGCATTACAGGCAAAGATTGACGCCGGGAACACGGTTGAAAGTGCCGATCTTGACACACTGAAGGCCCAAATTGACGCGGCAGACGCGGCAGTACCGCCGGCAGCGTAATCGCAATGAATGTCCCCCGAACTCACTCAGTTAATGGCTGGGGGAGCACTGGCGATCATCGTTATCGACCGAGTGTTTGGTCTGATTAAGCCATTGATCCAAAAGTCTCCAGACGGGGAGACTGCTGGAAGTCAGAACAAGAACTATTGGATCGTGATATCTCAGCAATTAATGAAGGATGCGTTAATTCCTTTAGTTGAAATTATGCTGAGGTTAGAGCGAAACCAGACGGAGATGGTAAAGCTCCTTACGCGAGTCCGAAGCGATCAGAAGCGGCGAGAGGATGACGAAGATTAGTACGGGAGTTGCAGAGATGTTCGGGGATGGATCGACTAGCGATTATAATGGCCATAATAGGCCTGCTGATAGCGTTAGCGACGTTTTTACTGACGCTCTCAGGACTTATCTACCCCAAGCCGTTAATCGACTTAAAGAAGGAGTTTGAGCAATTCAAGGATACATACCGAGAGAAACACGAAAAGTTGGCGCGTGATGTCGCGCATCTCGAAGGGCAGCAGTCAGCTTCAATGAGTGAGAAAAAGTAAGATGATCGTAACCAACTCCCGACACGTTGAAACGACAATGATTCAATGAGTCAGAACTATGTCAAGTCAACCGTGCATGAAATCTCCCAGAACGGCCAGAAAACGGCACAATCGTTGCCTAAAAACGCGCAAGGCTCATTCTGGGATTTCCTTATTCCGCGATGGGAGAAGCTCATAGTGGAAGGCCGAGAGGTCAAAGGGTTTGTAGTCTCGCCCGCGATGGCCGCGGTCGTACTGGCTTTTGCTTTGGGTTTGGCGGCGACTATTTACTGGCGGCTGAGCGATCAGATGTCGAGTCAGCACGACTTAATCATCGAGTTACGGACTTCATTGAGGGACCACACAGACGCGGAGACTGAATACCGCCGGGAAACCAAAGAAACGATAGCCACGCAGAAGGTTTATTTCGACTCACTAAGTAATCAGGTATATGCGCTCAAGGGTATTTTGACACCTGAGCAATCACGGAGACTGGAAGCGGCCACGCGCCGCAACTAAGGAGAATCCCCTTGTCTAACGGAAATGACCCCGAACCTTGCGATGCGAGCTGTCAGGCCAAGATTATCCTCAACGGTGACAACGCTGCGGCCTTAATCACAGCAGTATGTGAAGCCTCTCAACACTTCACGTCAAATGGTGGGAAACTGAAGCGGGGTAAAGAGCTAATCGACCGTCTAAACAGCCTGGAAGATGGTGCCGTTGAGTTACAGCAATTCTTTCTGCGAGAATGTGTAGGGTACACGGGTGAAGTCGGCGCAATGCTGCAAGGTTCTAACAAAGAATAAGCCGCTGGCGCGAACCAGCGGCCTAATAGAGCAAGTCACTTACCAGTTAAATTGCCCCGTCTAATCTCTAACGATTACACCTTTCACGACTTTCTCCTTTTTAGCCTTAGCCCATCGAGCCAGGACAGCTTTACGAGCGATAGCAGACCGTTGGGCGGCATTTAATGACTTAGCTCGTGCTTTGCCGCCTAATTTGCCCATCTCGACTGCGGCGGGATTTTTAGGCATTAGGACACCTCCGCAAGTTTGAGAGCTTCGCGAGCTATTTCACGCGGGCAAGAAGGCGTCGGGCCGTGGTCGCAAGGTTCTGCCGCTATTTGTCGCAATTTCAAGACGATGTTGTGGTCGGTAACGATTTGCTTAAGGTTGTCTTGAGATGCTTGACGGACGGATTGATATTGGAATGCGTTCAATAGTCCAAAGTGTTTTGGGTTCGGGGCGCGAACTATTGAGCGTTGGCCATCATTGATTTCGTATTCATCAACGCGCCAGACGGACGCCATACCAGCGCGGGACGCGGGCGACTCAGACGATACGTTAGAAGGGTTCTTTTCTTCATTTACCTGAAGTTTTTGCATGATTTTCTCCTTTTGTTGAGTGAATAGATGTTAGAATGTCTCTAGCTCTTTGAGATTAGGCAGCTTTAGCGATTGGCTTGAAGTCCCACGCGGCTTGATCGTATTCGGGAGACTCGCAAGCGATCGACAGTGCGATGCTATAGATTAGCTTTTCAAGCCGTTTGTAGATTTCCGACTGTGGGACATCGCCTTCACTCATTTGATAGTTCAAGCAGGTCAAATGCTTGAGAAGTTGATAGGGCGACCATTGCGGCCAAAAGCCTGTGCGCGTAATATTGACTGTCTCTGGCTCCGACGAATCGTTGTAGCGTTGTCCGACTGCTCGCACGTTGGCCGCGTACAGCTCACCAGTGACCTTCTGAGCGGTTTCAAAGGCATCGGACGCATAATCGCCTAAGCCTAAGAATTGGCGAACGTCGCGGGCGACAGAGTAGTTTAGATCGCAGACGTTGTTTGAATGCTCAGCGCGGCAAGCTAATTCGGTCGCTAACTGGCTGAATCCTTCGGAAAGCATTACAAAAGCTGACATGATGTTTTCTCCTTAGTAGTTAATCGAACGGGTTAGTACAAGTTGTTAGCTCTTTGACTTCGAGCTTGACGAGTTTCGCGGCCTACCTGCTCGAACAGGTTAGACTCGACATAGACGCGTTGATTCCCGCAGAACGTACAGATTGATTGCTGCATTGCTTCCTTTGCTGCGTCAGTTACGGGTTCGAGGGAATTGGTCAGGCATCTGTCGTTTGAGCATTTTGTCTTTTGAGTGTTCATTTGTTGTTTCTCCTTTTGGGTTAATCGAACAAACACAAGATAATGCTTAACGGTAAGAATGTCTAGTGTCAAGATGACCGAATGAAGATTTATTTTCACTTTCACGGATTAGGTGTAGAATGCTAAGGAAATGAGGCCGCAGCACAGAAAGTTTGCCGCAGAGTACATCAAGAACGGCTTTAATGGCGTGCAGGCGGTCTACGCAGCCGGCTACAAACTCGGATACGACGCAGCTTGCGTCAGGGCATCTACGCTATTAAGGAATATTAAGGTGGCTGAACAAATCGACAAACACATCAATAAATCCAAAATGAGCGCTGATGAAGTACTCGAAGAACTCAGCTCAGTTGCAAACTCACAAACCAAAATCAGCGAACAATCTAAGATGAAAGCTCTCGAAATGTTAGCTAAAGCTCACAACCTGGTTGATAAACGCGCCGAACAACCCAGAGAATCTAACCGCGACAACCAACTCCACCAAGCTAAATCCTCCTACATACTAGCCGCCCTTCCTGAACTCCAACTGAATAACCCAGATTTGCCCATAATTGACCTCCAGGTCCTTGCTGAGCAGAAGTTCAACGACTGGCTTAACTCGCTGAATCTAACGCCTGTAATCACAGACCAAGTGCAATAAGTGTTTAACTATCAGCTACTTAGCTGTGATATACTGGTGAAATGAAACCGCGCAAACCACGAGGCGTTCCGGCTGGTAGACATGTTGGAACGGTCTATCTCATCACCGACGGAACATTCTGTAAAATAGGCTTCGCAAAGGACTTAGCCGCACGATTGCAGACGCTTCAGAACGCCACGCCGTATGAACTGCGCGTGGTTGACGCGATCCAGACTGATGATGTGCGCGGTCTTGAAGCCTTCCTGCACGGCCTGTTCGCCGCTAAACACCATAGGAATGAGTGGTTTACCAATATCACATTAACCGAGTGGCGAGCCAAGGCAGCGCATGCGCAACAGCTGCTGGTCGAGTCATATCAAGACTACCTACCTCTGCGCTTAGTTGCTAACGCTAGGCAACTCAACTAGATAGCTCTACATTATCAGACGCACATTGTTGAACTGTGCCGTCTGTGCAACCGACTGACCTGGCACGACTTGAGCCGTGCACCCTGGCCCGGGGAAAGCATGCTTACCTGCGACGAGAAGGTTATTGTCTCTGTAAGCGCGTGGGAGTAGTGTCAGATTTGAAAAAATTTAAAACTTTTTCTGGGGTGTGTTATACGGCTGCTATACAAACTGCTATACACTGGCTATGCGATGTGGTAGAGTGGGTGGGGATGGCAAAGCAGCAATTCAATCGGCGGTTATCAGCGGAGGCGATAGCGGCAATTAATTGGTGGGCGAAGGAAGATTCGACGCCTGCGCGGAGGGTAACGGACACGGAGATAGTTGAGCGGGCGATAGCGATGTACGACTTGCACCGTCAGAGGGTGGTAGAGGCAAAGCCGCCCACGGTGGTAGCCGTGCCGATGGTGGTGGAGTCGAAGCAGGAAGCGCCGTTTCATCCGACGTGTCGGCACTGTGGGGAGACGTTTGGGGCGTGGAACCGGGCAGCGTCGATATGTTCGGAGTGTAAGCGGAGTGGGCATGGCGGGGATGCGCGAGAGTGTTCGGTGTGTCTATTGAGACAGGGAGGGTTATGACAAAAGCGGAAGTGGCATTTCAGATTGGCGAGTTGTTGAAGTCGTCCGGGTTAGGGTATGACGATCAGGTTAAAGCAATCTCGATGGCGCGGGTGGCATTACAGCCGCGGGTAGGGTTGGAAGAGTGGCGCAATAGTCGGAAGCCGCTGACGAAGCCGGGAGAGAAGAAATGAGTCCTAACGACATTGAAGTTCTGCTGTATTATCATCGTTCTCGTGACCCGCACGAACGAATTGATGCTCCCGCGGTTCAGGACGCAACAGATCGATTCTTGGAAGCGCGATTGATTATTCCGCGCAACGAATCTCTGGTGCCCGACGCTTACAAGTTGACCGAAGGCGGGGAAATGTTGGTCAAGCAACTGTGTGCTGTTCCTTTTCCCGTTTTGAAGTGGGTTGCGGGTGATGAACTTGTGGGGTGCGGTGTTCTCACCAGAGGAAGTAATAGTGAGGCTGAATTAAAGAATGAGATAGTAGAAGCAGCGGTGCAGTACGTTAAGGGCGTTGGCTATGACGGTAGTTCGTTGCAGCAAGAGCATGAAGCGACTGCGCAGTTTGTGGACAATTACAACGCCTTCATGTCGTCAGTTCGTGCGTTAATCAAAGCTCGTGAGGAATCAAAATGAAAATCTGGCTGATCGTTCTGACTGTTCTGGTTGTGTTGTTAATCTTGCGGGCTATTCTCAGGGCGGTTCAAGACGCGCATCACGCCGCGGAGTTAGAAAAACTTTGCGAACGCGCTAAGCAGATGAAGAAGGATCGAGGAATTTTATGAACGACGAAGAGTTGAAACTGGCGAAGAATGTCGGCGAACAAATGAGCGGGAAGATTCTTTGTCCTCGTGAGTGCGTTGAGGGGCAGACACTTTCTACGTTTGGGGATTTTGAAGATCAACTATTTTGTCCTCATTGCGAAATGGAAGTTCATCTCACGGTAAAATATGGGTGACGAAGCGCGGTTTTGGTAGTATTCTGCGTTCATGCCAATCACCACGGACATTCTTGCGCAGTTGAAGAAGATACAGCAGCCGACGAGTGAAGCGCCGAGTCTATTTCTAAAAGTTCCGAATTCAGATTTAATGAGCAAGGTAACGCGGGGGAACCCTGATGCTCCTGCGCCGATTTCAGTTCCACAGCCGGCAGATGTGACATCTTCTCTTGGTGACGTACAGAGGGTTGATCCGACGGCGAGGCCGGGGCAGTCTTTGTTGGACGTGTTAAGGACGGCAGGGGTGCGGAGTCCGGTAACGCAGACACCTGAGGGAGTAACGGAAGGTGCGCCGACGCCGATGGGCCATGGATTCTGGAATCGGTTAAAGAAGGTTGGTGAAGGGGCGGTAATTGGGATGGGGCAGCAGGCGCGGCTGAACGCTCAGTCAGGACGTCCGCAGAGTTTAGAGAGTTTGTTGGGAGCTGGCGCTGCGGGTGGAGTTGTTGGGGGAGTAAATCCGATTTCGATTGATGTGTTGAGGCGACAGAACGAGATTGGGCAGGCAGAGAGTGATCAGTTCCGTCAGGGCGAGTTAGATAAACAGCAGGCAGAGGCTGAGGGGGCGAGGCAGAAGCCATTAATTGATTTGGCGAGAGTTCAGCAGGAAGCACAGAGAGCACAGGATGCGGCGGCGAGAGAGAACGCCCGGACGGATGAGATTGCACGACACAATCGGGCGACCGAGGGTAAGACGCCAACCACCAAGGTTGGAACGCACGTGGTCGGCGGGAAGTTAGTAGATGACACGGGGAAAGTTATTTACGATTCTGGCCCGCAGGCTGACAAGGTGGACATTCGTCAAGGAGAAGAACGTCAACGCAAGTTCGACGCAGCGCAACGGGAGTTGGGTACTTTAATCGAACAAGAAAAGAACGCGGCGTCGTTAAAAGACCAGAAGGCGACGGCATTGACTACCTTGGAAGCACAGGACGCGGCGGGAGATGCCAATATGCGGGCAACTCTAAAACCTCAACTGGATCGCGCTCGGTCAGAATATGAAAACGCGCAGAAGTTTTATGAGGGATTTGGCGCGCAGAAAACAAAAGCCCAGAAAGCGGTGGATGAAAATGCGCCAACCCAAGCACCACCGGCGACTGGCCCGATTAAGCCCGCAAAAGATGGGAAGTACCATTACACGACCGACCAGATCAGGGCGGCAGCAGGAGCAAACTTTGACAAAGTCTACGCACAGTTAAAAGCCAATCCAAAGGTTAAAATAGACGAGTAGTGCCTGACCTCGATCCTCTTTCTGCGTTAACTCAACCAGCTAACTCGCTGGACTCTCTCATTGCGAAACACTCTGAACGCACCGGACTCGATCCCGAGTTAGTGCGGAGACTTGTGTCTCAGGAATCTCGTGGACACTCGAATGCTGTGAGTCCCAAGGGTGCGGGTGGCACAATGCAGTTAATGCCCGCGACCGCGGCGAGTCTTGGAGTTAAAAACCGTTTCGACCCTGATGAGAATATTCGCGGCGGGACGGACTATCTAAAACAACAACTCGACAAGTTTGGCGACGTGAACCTCGCACTGGCAGCGTATAACGCAGGGCCGGGAGCGGTAGCGAAGTATGGCGGTGTGCCTCCTTATAAAGAGACACAGGACTACGTGAAGAAGATTGGCGGTGGATATCAGGGCACGGGCTACGCCCAAGACCCGTTGACCGCGCTGACGAAACCGCAGACAACTCAAACAGTTGATCCGTTGGCTGAATTAACCCAACCCTCTCCGCGACAACAAACACCACGCGCACCGACAACGCCCGGGGGTGTCGCTGGAATCGTTCAGCGAGAGATGGCCCGCACCCGCCCAAAGAAAAGCATTCTTTCTGCGGCGACAGGAGGCATGGAAGGGCAGAAGCAGGGGATTGAAGTAGGTGGAAAGGTAGGTCAACCGTCTCAGGCGGAACAAACCAGGGGCGGGTTGCGTGGATTGGCGGCGATGGCTGGTAGTCCGACTCAGTTATTGCCGAATCAGGTTCAGGACTGGATTGACGAACCCGTAGCGGCGGGCACTGCTCAATTAATGCAGCAAGGCGCAGGGATAGCACGTCAACTCCCAACCGACCCGTTCGAGAAAAACCAAGTCACACAAGGCGCAGCGAACGCGCTTCAGCGGGGAAGCCAGCAGATAACGGATCAACTACAACCGACTCAAGCCGACCGTGGAAAGATATCCCGCGCAGCGCAGAATCTGGTGGCCGGAAGTATCGGATCGGCCCCGGCGATGATTCTCACGTCTCTTGGTGTGCCCGCGCCTATCGCGTTTGGGTTGCAGTCGGAGTTGGAAGCGTCGGGTAGGGATGCGGATTTCAAGGACATTATTAAGGAGACGGCGAAAGGCGCGACAATTGGAGCGTTGTTTGAAATTCCACTACCAGCCAAGGCGGGGCTGTTGAATGCGATTGGACAGCGACTTACGAAGGCAGGGATCGTCGGTGGAGGCGGGGCGTTAATTGATAAAGTTTCAGGACAGCCAGTTGGAACTGGCAATTTGATTAATGCCGTATTCGCTGGTCTGGGCGGTAAGGGTGAAGCACCTGAAGCGAAGGGTGAAACCTTAACCCAAGTTCCTGACATTAACGCTCAACTCGCCGCGAGAGAAGCAGCAGTCCAACCGACGTTAAGTGCGCGGAACATTCCTGAATTACGGTCACAGTTAAGAACGAGAGCCGACCTGAACGCACCCACGGAAGCTCAAGCAGCGGTTACAGGTCAACGCGCTCCACTGCCACGCGGACAAGTTGAAGAAGGTGTGTTACCTCCTTTGTCAGCGCGGAATCTTCCCGATTTACGAACGCAACTCAGAACAAGAGCTGATGTGTTAGCCGAAAGGAAAGCAAATGAATCTACAAATGTGGGACTTACTGAGACAGGAGTACCGGAAGGAGCTGTTGCAGAACCAGCAGCCACAGAGCCGCACCACTCCACTCTTCAGAACCGCAGAGTTAGGAACGTGGCTGGAGGAACAGCCGGACAGTTCAAACCAGGATTCAAAGCAGGAACCGAAGCACCCGCAGAGCAACCCACGGGACAACTAGACACTGTTCCCTCAACGCCCCAACCCGAACCATCCGCGGCGGTATCGCCGTCACAACCTCTTGAGGCCGCAAGTACACCGTCGCCCGATAAGGGTGCGGCTACGGCCACCAACCTCAAGCCAAGTAGATTAGCTCAAGGCGTCGAAGCTAAGGCCGTGGCCGCGAATCTCACGCAAGGCTTTGAGGATTTGCCTGAGTACCAAACGGTAAATGTGAAAGACCAAGCCGCGAAAGCCGTGGCCCTGTTAGAATCCGATCCTGAGCGAGCTAGAAACATCGCCATGGGTCAGGGAGCGCAACCACCTAAAGGACTGCTGCCTGAAAGCGTATTCGTCGCCGTAGAGAATCGAGCGTTACAAAGTGGAGACGTACAGACACTTCAAGACCTCGCAAGTCAGTCAACTCGTTCCATGCAAGCGACTCGAATGGGGCAGCGTATCCGACTTCTTGGCGAGCGCAACCCTAATTCCCCGGTTAAAGCAATTCAAGATATCGAGAGAGCACGAAGTGCGGGTATTTCAGATGAGAAGCTCGCGCAGACTCGCAATAAAATCCAGACCGAGCTCTCGGTGGAAATGAAGAAAGTCGCACCTAAAGTGAAAGACTGGGCCACGTTTTTGGAGTCGATTAAATGTTAGAATGAGCTATGCCAACTGGTGTATATCCACGCACTAAGCCCGTGTCACTGGAAACCAGACTCAAGTTGAGTCGTATTGGGAAAGGTCATCCCGTCTCAGCGGAGACTCGCAAGAAGTTGGGTGTGGCAAGGAAAGGCAAGCGCTTCACTGATGAATGGAAGAAAAACATAGGAGACGCTGCGCGAGGCAGAAAGCATTCATCTGAAACGCGAGCAAAGATGAGTAAGTCCCAAAAGGGGAAGCGACTTTCACCTGAGCACCGCGAAAAACTCAGAGCTTCTAAGCGCGGGTCTAAAAACCCCCAATGGAAGGGTGGGGTTACGCCAGTTCACTTAACTATCCGAAAGTCGATTGAGTATAAGCTATGGAGACGGTCTGTGCTGGAGCGCGATAACTACACTTGCATTTGGTGCGAATCGAAAAAGCAACTTGAAGCCGATCATATCAAGCCGTTTGCTTCCTATCCCGAGTTGCGATTTGCCATAGACAACGGCAGAACTTTATGTCGAAAGTGCCATCAATCCACAAGTACGTGGGGAACTAATCATGGGTAATTGGTGCCTACCACCTAGTCAAGTTGATCGCTTCAAGAACGCGATCCGCTCAGGGCGTATCAATCCTGACGACCTCGCAAGCATGTCCTCTGCTGAGCGTCGGGCTGCGTTCGAGAAAGAACTAGGCCCGGAGAACGCCCAACAAATCAACACCGAGTTTGAAAGCAAGCTATTGTTGAAAAACCAACAAGCCGGATTTGTGAATTGGGCCAAGAAATTCTTAGGCGAGAACACCCCCGCAGGCAGAGACATTATTTCCCGTGTGCAGCGAATGGATAAGATACTCTCTCCTGCTGATGAGAAGTCATTCCTTGAGGACTTGGCAGCGCGACGGTTAGGAACTCGCGTGACCGCAGAAGAAGCGCAGAAGATTGCCAGTCTGAGCAAAGCGGTAACTGATACGAAAGAAGCGGGTGGTACTGAGTATGGTAAGGCTGCGCTTGACCTGCGAAACTACGTTGGCAAATTACGCTCTGACGCAGAGTGGGCCAACAAGTCAATCGGTGCTAAGGCTCTGCAAACTGCATCGAATACATTCTTCAACATCGCCACCTTTGCACACGGCACGGTTGGGCCAATTACTCACGCGGGTGAGAACATCTTTCATCCGTCTCGGTGGGGGAACTACGCAAAGAACGTCGGTCGAACCTGGGGCAATGCTTTCAGTCCAAAGTTCTATAAGGAGCAGATGGCGAACCTGATTTCTGAGCCGAACTTTGAGATGTGGCGCAAGGCAGGGTTGGCAAACGATCCGAGTGTTCATTATGACGAATACCAGAGTGCTCCAAAGATATTCGGCTTCGTCGGGAAGATGGGCGCACGAGGATTCGACGCGCTCAAGACGATGCGAGAAGATTTTGCTAACGCGAGATGGAATAGATTAGACGAATCGCAAAGAACGCCAGAGATGGCGAAAGCTATCGCAGATTTGGCTAATCACTCCACGGGAGCAGTTCGCACGAAAGCGTTGTCTGGGCCAGTTACCAGGGGATTATTTTTTGCTGCGCCGTTAGAGGCTTCACGGTGGGCCAGAATCTTAGGCGATCCAGTGCGAGCGGCAAATACATATTCGCAGTGGGGGAAAGCATCGCCAAGTGAAAGACTATTTGCTAAGAGCGTCGTCAAGAACCACGCAGAATTCCTCGCTACTTATCTTGGTGCATTAGCTCTAAACGCGGCAGTTCTGAAAGCGAGTGGAAGTGACGACAAGGTTAATTTCACTGACCCCACAAAGTCTGATTGGCTGAGGTTTAAGGTGAAAGGCCGCGCCGTTGATCCAACCGGGGGAATAATCAGCACGATTGGATTTCTTGGTAAGTTAGGCGGTCAATTAGCGTCTAAAAAGCCTGACTTTGGCGAGATGGGTAAGACGGTCGCAGAGCAGGCCCGAAACAAATTATCTCCCGCGGCGGGATTGGCGGTGGACGTAGCAACGCGCTCTGACTTTCGTGGGCGACCATTGCCGTTTTCATCGAATGCAGGCACTCCAGCGAAGCCAAGATACAGTTACCCTGAATATGTTTCCGGCCGCATCGCGCCGATTCCTATGAGTGCGGGGTTGCGAGATTTCTACGACCAGATGGAGAAGCAGGGTGTGCCAACCGATACCATCAAACAGATTATCAACGCTGCGGTAAGCCATCCTCGACAAGCAGCCACAGCAGCAGGAATAGGAGCGGCGGCGGGCGCAACGGGCATTCATATCGGCGCAGAATATACCCCTCGCGCATCCAAGACTGCTCCTATGCGAACTCGAAGAATCAGATGATAGATAACGAATTTCCACAAGCATCTGAGGCGGCATTTAACGATCTTCCTTCCGACATTCGCGCACGAGTGAATGAGCAGGAATGGGAACGCTGGCTCAGGTTCTATTTTCCTAAACCTTTTTCACGCCCGTTCACGAGTTATCAGAAAGCCTTCTGGGAATGGGGATGGAGAATCTTACCTGATAGATATTATCAACCTCGCGTCGAATGCGAACCTCGCGGCGTCGGGAAATCCACGAACGCTGAATGTCTGGTGATTGCCTTACTTGCTCGCAAACGCAAACAGGCTATCGGGTACGTGTCAGGCACGGACGACAAGGCTACAAAGCACTTCAATTCAATCAAACGCAAACTGGAAAGTGAATCACTGCTCCGAGATTATCCCCACTTAAAACCAAAAGTTCAGAAGTACCGAAACGCTTTTAATGGATGGTCACAGGATCGGCTGATAACCGATGGCGGGCAGATGATTATTCCCATCACCCTCCAAGGCTCTAATCGCGGATTCAAGTCAGAAGATGACACTCGCTTTGACATGATCATCCTCGACGATATTGACTCGTTAGGCGAAAGTCCCGATGTCGTTCAGAAGAACATTGAATTGCTCAAATCAGAAATTCTTCTCGCCGGGTATGCAAACACTACGATCATCTTTCCGCAGAACTTAATCTATCGAGACTCCATCTGTTCAATGGTTCTGGATCACCGCGCAGACATGTTGACTGACCGTGAATTTGTTGGCCCATTTCCCATGATGAAATGGTACGACGCGGAGAAGATGGATTTACCTGGTGGCGGAAAGCGATGGGTCATCACTGCTGGAGAAGTATTTGACGAAGCCATTCCGCTTGAGTATTGCGAGTCAGTCTTAAACCAGATTGGTAAAGACCTGTTCGACCGAGAGTGTCAGCAGGACGTAACGAAGGTTGGGGATGATAAAGACTTCCGTGAATGGAACGAGATTTACCATATTATCACCCAATCGGAGATGGTTCAGGGATTCCCTAAAGTCCAGATGAAAGACGCGAATGGGTTCTTCATTCCTTCACGGTGGCACGTAGGCAGGGGGTTTGACTTGGGAACAACTCGCGGCCATCCCACATCCGTATGTTTTGTGACTCGTCCTGACCAGACGTGTCCGAATGATGACTGTCACTTTGTTTTTGCTGAAGTGGTGATGCCGAGATTCCCTTACGATCCAAGTATCACCGCCGAAGTGGTCAGTCCCGGTCGTATCGCAGCGGCGATTAAAAACAATCATCGAAAGTTCCGGCTTCATGGCGAACCTGAACAGTCAAAGATGTCGCATGAAGCCAGCGCCGCGCAGAGTACGTTAATGCTGGACTTGCCTGACGAGCTTCAGGTGTTCTTCAAGAAATGGAAAGCCGCTAAAGGTTCAGGAGTGCCGCAGATTCAGAACATGCTGGAGATTGACCATACGAAACCTCATCCGTTCCGAAAGTTTCCTAAAGGTCATCAACGAGAAGGCCAGTCATTAATGGGCAGACCCAGAATCTATTTTGTGGTTGAAGATGAGCAGGGAGAACTGTACATCGACGGCAATGGAAAGATGCGAGTAACAGGCGCAAAAGACTCTGGAGGTTTCGCCCGGGCACGGTATGAAATGCCGTTGTATTCGCATCGGAACGCCGGCCAGAAAAAGATAGATGATGATTTTGTCGATTCGCTCAGAGGATTAATGGCGACATTTGGCGTCGAAAGTGATAAATTGACGCAGAGCGAGCAGTTGGATGCGTTGATACCGGAGAAGTACAAGCCCGAAACCTTGAAAGAGAACTACAGCCACGCGAGGGAGATGAGCATTAATTACCAGATGGCCCAAGCCAAAAAGAAGCTCGAACCTGACGTGTACATATTCAACGAAGCCCTGGAACTGGAGGCGGATGTATGGCAGTAGACTTCAAAGATATTTCCAATCTCAAGCGTCAGCCAGTCCAGCGCGGGCCTGAGTTGCCATCGTTGAAACAGGAGATGAAGGGATTTCCCGTGCCAATGGGCAAGCAGATGAATCAACCACCACGGAAATTGCGTTTCCCGAAACTCAAACAGGTGAAGTGATGCCAGCTAAATCAGTAGCCCAACAGCGTCTTATGCAAATAGCCGAACACGCACCCGAGAAGCTGTATGCTCGCAATAAAGGCGCAGCCAACATGACCCACCAGCAATTACACGACTTTGCTTCAGGCAGCGAAAAGGGAAAGCCTGAGCACGTAGCCCCTCGGAGAAAATTGCGGTTTCCGTCACTAAAGGGGAAGAAATGACTACAACGCGCAAAACAGAACCAAAGGTTAAGGTGGTAAAGAAAACCGAAGCCAAGAAGGACAATGGTAAGCACGATGCTAAAGTCCCTGAGCCAAAGATTGAGGCGAAGAAGGAAGAGACTCCCGCGCCCGTCGTGTCGAAGCCCGCATCGCTGGTGCGAATTGCGGAGAAGGCGTGGAACAAGGTTAAGGGCAACGGTGATGTGTCATTTGCTGAATGCCAACCCGCTTTTATCTGGGTGCTGATGGCCCACGCCGAGAGCGTTGAAAAGACCCACACAGCATTGGAAGGCGACACTTCACATGCCCGTTTTGAACAAGAAGTTCTAAGACTGATAGGAGAATAATCATGGCCGTACTCGCAGGCGTACATTTCGACGCACAGCAGTTGTCAGCACAGTATATCGGTGGGGCGTGTAAGGGGGCATTGGCCGCTTATGCTGCGCCACCGTTTCTAACGGACGTTACGATTGCCGCGGCAGACACCAACGCCGGACTTCAAGCGGCAGTGACGGCGGCAAAAGCCACTCGCCACGCTGATGAACAGCCAATGGCTGACCGTATCAATCTCGGCATCACGCTGGGTAAGTACAGTGGTGAGTTGAGCGATGCCCGCATTCTCTCGCTCACGACCGGAGCTGGACTCGTAGGTTTGACCTACGCAGACCCGAACGTCGTTCCTGGTGCTGGATATCCACCTGAGTAATGTGGTTATCGCGTAGAGAGTTAGCCCGTCTGGAGCGTGAGCTTAACGCTGCGCTCCAGCGGGCTAAGGGTGCAGAAGATGCTCTGGCGGCGGAACGTCAGCGGCATGATTGGCTAATTCTGCAACTGACTAACCGGGTAGTCACTAAACATGGCGGGTACGGGCTGGAAGAGGCGAAGCCTGAACCCGTCGAGCCTAATCCGAAAGGCTTTACCCGCGAACCAACGCAGGAAGATATAGATGTGCTGAACTTCTACAAAAACTGCGCTGCGGAAGCGGGACTGGATGACGCCAAGGCTACTGAATGGTGGGAAGCGCACATGCGCGGAGAAGCAATTCCCGCAGAAAGCAGGGAGATGTGATGACAGTACAAGAAGTCAACGCGCAAATCACCGAGTTACAGCACGCCAGCCCCAAGAAACTTAATCATCTTCGTCGGGAAAAGAAGCTGGGTTTTTACTTGCGAGAAAGTGAATCGAGGCTGCTTGCTCGTGTCGGTGATTATACAGACGGCCACACTCGTTATCACGAGACGGCGAACGGCAAGTGCATATTTGCTGACTGTGAACATTGATGGCGACCCCCGCAACTCAACTTCAAGCCCCCACCAAAAACCTAGCACCATTGCGCCCGCTGCTTGAATTAGAGCGTGGTGGGAAGTGCCCTGAAACCTATCTCCAGAAAGCAATTCAAAAGAAGTTCACCTACTTCCACGGGAAAGACAAGGACATCTACCGCGAGATAATTAATGTCGGGCAGTTAATCTCTCTTTTCATCAACGGCAAGCAGTTCCCAATAATGAATCCTGCCGATGGATCGTGGGGCGTCCTTCCGGTACGGGCGAATTCTGATTCATCTCGACGGGCTTTGAACGTGATGCGAGACATCGTTCAGGGACTTCTGGGAAAGTGGGAGCAGTCGAATCCTGACATCGTCGTGAGTCCCGGCAGAAATCTCGACAAATGTGCTCTAGCCGCGAAGTCTGCCGATGCCATTCTTCAGTATTACGAACGTCAATTCTATAATCCGTGGTTCTCCCAACAAGAAGCGTTAATGGGGATGACGTTTGGGACTTACATCGACCGCTACAGGTTTGATGAGAATAAAGTCTCCATGTCGGTGATTCAGGACATCTTCGGGACGAAGAATGTTCAGTTTGGGCAAGGAAGTGCCGCGTGTGCTGAGTGTGGGGCGAGCGGAGGTTATCAGGACTTCACCCACTCATCTCAGGAGTTGGGCGCAGTGGGCGGGCAAGGGCCGCTCAGTCAACCCAAATGTCCCGAGTGTGGGGCAACCGCGATAATTGCCGACAAGCCCGCGCAAGGCGATTTAATGAGCGTTACAGGGCAAGAGAAGAAGCAGATAGGCGACCTTGTATGTGAACTTCTCCCGATGCCGAGTTGCCGGTGGGACTTAGCAAAACGACCCGAAGAGTCCAGTTATCTCATCTATCGCCAGAACGTTCCGAAAGGTGCGATTACTCGCATCATGGGGAACGTATTAATTCCCAAAGGTGAAGTGGACGAAGATCATGGTTTAGAGGTTCTGAGAGCACTACAAAAAGAGGGTCAAGCCCTTTCGGGATACTCAAACTATGGCAATCGTCGGAAGATGTACGACCTTGAAACTAGAGATGATGGGCAGACCTTTGATGAAATGTGGCTTAGTCCTGATGACTATGCCGACGTGAATCTCATCGGGGATGAGGAAACAGTAGATGGAGAACCCGTTCCAAAAGGGAAACTTACGGATGTATTTCCTGACGGACTCTGCGCTGTGGGTCTTAATGGGATGGCAGTGGTGCTGGCTCTCTATCCTGAGCGGCATAAAGACCATATCGTCAGCGGGACGTGGTTTGCTCAAGCCCAAACAGGATCGGGACGTGGATTAGCCGACTCGGTAGAAATTCAAAAACAATTTAACTCGCTGAACAATCAAGCTCTTGCCTACATGAGTTCCACGTATACGCCCGCTGTGGGATACGACAATCAAATCTGGGCCGGGTCAAAGATGAAGTATCTCGGCACTCCGAGACAGAACATTCCATTTGACCTGACGAAACTTCCTGATGGACGCAAGCTTCAAGACTCAATTTATCAATTCTCTCCACAGTCAATTCCATCTCAATTCTTTCAATATGCCCAGAACTTTCTGAATGTGATGTTTCAGAAAACGAGTGGGAAGTCAGACTATCAACAAGGCGAACCGGGGATAACTGCTACGAACACCACCGCGACCGCAGCACAGATTGATCAGGGGAACGCGGACTCGATTAATCAACCAATTTTCCTGATTAAAGCCGACGTGCGCCGGCGGGCTGCGGAGATTACGCTAAGCCTGTTTCGGAAATGCTTCCCAATGAAGCGATATTTTGACTTAGGCGGGAAGTACGGGAAAGTTCAGGGGATGGAGTTATCGAGTGCCGATCTGGATGCAGATTTACTCTTTACGGTAGCCCGCCATTCGGAGATGCCGAAAGGCCCATTTACGAGGTTGCAGAACCTCAATTCGGTGGCGCAGGGATTTGGGGGATATCCGATACTTCTACAGTCGCTCGCGCAGATGCCTAAAGAAGTGAGCATGATTCTTCAGACTTATGACGTGGATTTAGACTTCGAGAACTTTGATGAAGTCGGGGATTTGTGCCGCAAGCGATTGAATCAGATGAAAGAAGCTGCCAAGGTTGGAGTGACTGACCCAGAAGTGTTGATTCAGGCCATTCAACCCCCGATTGACGAGGCCGAACCGCATCTTGACCAGAAGGCGAAATGGTTTTCAGACGCTCTGGATTGGGACGAGCTTCAGGAAGCCTCAATGCCGCTGAGACAAGCGGTGTCGATGTTGGCTAAAGGACAGTTCCAGAGTGGAATTCAGCAACAGTCAGAGATGGCCTTCCAGCAGGGCATGGTGGGAGCGGCAGCACAAGCACCAATGGCTCTCGGTCAGCACTTACTTGAACAGAACGCCGCTCAGGGACAACAGGAACAGCCCCCGCCACCTGTTGATCCAAATCAGGTAATTCAGGGCGCACAGCAGCAGGATGAGCAAGCCCACGAGCAGCAGATGGCCCAGAACGAGATGGCGATGGAGCAGATGACCCACAGCCACAATTTAGAGAAGGCCAAGGTTGAGGCTGACCACAAAATCAGGGTAGAGAAGGCCAAGCCTAAGCCCAAACCTGCAGCCAAGGCGAAGGCTAAATAAATGGATATTCATACACAGCTTGAACTAGCCCGTAACAAGATAACGAATCGGTATTTGGCTGAGAACGTGGATTTGGCTGAAGCTGAGAAGTTAAGGCACGACCTGACAGAAGTGTGTCGATACATCGAGCGCCGGATAGCGAGAGAAAAGATTGCAGAGCATAAATCTGTGATAACATCGCCAACCGGAGCAAGGGCGTTTTGACAATTTAGCTTTATCCTGCGAATGCGGGAAGGGCCGCGAGAGCATGAACCGAGTCTGAATAGACTTCTTCATGTTGTCGCGGCTTTTTATTTAAAGTCGTGACTACTATGGAAGAAACACAAACAGACGTAGAGACTACTCCAAGTCTCACCGCCGATGCGGCCACCGACTCGTCCTCGGTAACTACGGAGACTTCTACTGCCAATGGCAACGCTGGCGACGTAATCGCTGTGGATGTGGCGGCTGAGGATGACCCCTTAAAGGACATCCCCACTCTTGAGGAACTTAAACAGCAAGCGGAACAAAAGATTCCGGGCGCTGCGGGTTTAGCAAGTTTACGGGCCGCTTATGAATCGGTCGCTCCATTGAAATCGTGGCAGGAAGTCGCTACCCAAATTGGCGACCCTTCGATAGCGAAGGACTACTACGAACTGATGGAGGCTTTACGCACTCCGGTTGAAGGTCAGCCGAATGAATACACCACCCGACCTTTTATTGAGAAGTTGGATTCACTGAGTCCGGGGATAGCCAATGAGCTGTTCTTTGAGTTAATGAGTTACGAGCTTCCCGATGAAAACGGGCGAGTGGATCGGATGACCAATCATTTTGTGCGGTCTTTGGGCCTTGACCCAACTCGCATAGATGATTACCGGAACATTGACACGGTTCGCGCATCTGGGGCCGTAACATCTGACGACCTCGCGGGGATACCTGAACGATTCCACTCTGCGTTTCGCGCACTTTCAAGTGCCCAACGAGACGACTTCATTTTGCAGAAAGATGCCAACGGTCAGTATTCGCTGGCTTCTATGGAATACCTGCAAGACAAAGCCGAAGCTCTTGAGGCTCGACAGTGGCGAGAACAGCAAGCCGAACAGCAGAAGCAGGTTGCCGAACAGCAGCAGCAGGCATTTGAGACTCAGCTACAGCAAGAAATCGTTGAGGATGTTACCAGCGAAGCGAAGTCAGTATACGACTCTATCCTTCAGAATTTGTCGTCACAGGTGACTTTTTCAAGTGATCCGGTGCAGGACAAAATCACCAAGGCAGGCATGATGGCGCTGCTTTCTCAGGTTCAATCTCCCTACCCCTATCAGCAGCAAGAAGCAGTAAACACGCTGAAAGAGGCAGGGATTGAGCTTAACGGGTTTGGGGAACTTCTGAACCGTTTCGAGGAACGGCGGGCAGCATACAAGCGATTTGAGAGGATGGGAGATCAGTTGCAGGCGAGACGTGCGCTCTCCGAGTACACAATTGTCAAACAACAGGTTCTCGCTAAATCCAACGATTTCGCTTTGAGGCTGGCGAAAGCCAATGGTGAGAGAGTCGCTACGCAGGCAGCACAGCAGAATGGTCAACTAGCGACGGCAGCGGCGCGTTACGTACCAAGTGGAAGTCAGGCCCAGAACGGATCACCTAATCCCTATGAGCAGAACCCCCACCCGGTAGGTAGTCAGGAATATTTTGCTTACAACCGGAATCTGGACAAGCAATTCAAGCTGACAGGCGCGTCGATGTTTGGTTAGGAGAACATCATGGCAGCAGTAACATTTTCCGAGATTACCGATCTGAAACGGCAAGCCGTCGAAAAAGACGTGCGCCAGTTTTACGAGAACAACGATCCGGGGATGCGAGCGTTTGGCAAGGCAGTAGACAAACCCGCTCTGACAGAAAAGGGTTATCGACTCCCTGACTATTCTCGCCGCCCAACCGGAATGACGTGGTTTACCCCGTCGAATTCCGACTTCAACGCCGCAGTTGGCCCGCAGACCGTATCGATGTGGGTCTATCCCACCATGAGCGCGTGGCCGATGATCTGGACAGGTTCAGCCATCGAGTCGATGGAGAACGACACGCAGGACAACGTTCAGAGCTACGACCAAATCATGGTGCAATATACGGAGACGTTCCGTAAGAGGATGAATGAGTACTTCTACGGCACGGGTACTGGCTCGGTGGCTTTCTCGGCCACCACCACGACCACGCTGGGTTCGCAGAGTATTTCCCTGACGACTACCGCATCCACGACTCCGGGTCAAACCAAAGGCGGAGTATGGCTGTGGGAAGGTGAAACCTATCAGGGCATCAACGCTTCGACTGGAGCAGTCCGGGGAACTTTCGTAGTTACGACTCCGGGAACTTCAAGCGTTACCGCCAACGTCCTGAGCGGAACGATCAGCTCAGGCGATCCGATTGTGATTCAGGGAAGCTATCAACTTGCCATGCGCGGCCTGGGATGGCTCATCTCCGACCAGAATCGGGTGCTCCAGGGACTTGACACGAGTGTGTACCTCGACCTGAACGCTCCGATGGTCGATCTGAACGGGGCTTTGTTGACTCCAGCGGCGATTGAGAATGCGAAAGCACTGCTCCAGACCCGCAACAACGAAGTCAAGGCTTCAAACAACCTGACGGCATTCCTGACGGACGGTCAGTACAGCACGATTCGCAAGCAGGGCTACAACCTTGGCTACTACCTCCGCGAAGATGCCGGTTCTGACACGATGAAGGGCGTACAGGGTGACTACACAGACGGCGACACTCGATTCATCTGTGACGCAGACATGGACGAGGATCGCGTCTACTTCGCCAAGACCAAGGACTACAAAATCTACGAGATGAAGCCGTTCGGTAAGTACAACCGCGACGGATTGGATTCTCGTATGTTGCTGGGCGCAAACCAGACAGGTTCTGACAACTGGCAGAGTGCTTTGGGGTGGAAGGGCAACCCAGCCACCTTGAGTGCTCGCGGCAGTGCGTTCATCAAGAGAGCGCAGTTGGCTTATGCCACGCAAGTTACTGCCGGACTCTAATCAGTTGCCTCTTGAACGTGGTCGCTGATTTACAGGGGCGTTGCTCATGGACGCCCCACTTTCCCGCACTATCATCTGTCGGTGCGTAATGGTGACAGCGACAAAGGAGGAAAGATGAGTTTATTTTGCACACCAAATGTGGTCGTTCAGACGGCAACTACCTCGGCCACTATTCTTGGCACAACCGACCTCGCACAATTCACAATTACCGCCGCGTCAAATGCCACGCTCCCGACTACATCAGGCCAGTACGCCGGATATGTCATGTCTAACCGCACGGGCGGACAGGGACTTTGCTATATTGAGAATGTCGCTACATCAACCGCAAACGTTACTCTCGTAGCGGCGAGTGGTGATACGAATTTCGGCACTACGAATCGTGGTAGGGACGCAGAATTGGGTCATTGCCGACAGTGGGTGCTCGGCCTATTGCATTCGCATCGGCGCTCCATCCCTGAATAAGTGGGCAATCATCGGAGCAAAGACCTGTACGGCGTAACTGATGCACGAGATATACGACGATCAAAAGAAGTGGGCGGCTGCTGGCATTTACAAGCCGCCCGACTTCGACATTCAAGCCTACCAGAAGAAGATTGATGCTGCGGTGGGTCTGTCTCCGTCAGGACATTCCATTGTTCGCGTTCTGTGGGCATGGGATGCGCGGAAGTGGGAGAACACTGAATGGGACTCTTTTGGAGTTGCCAAGGCGGGAGAATGGCGGCAGAAGTATCGGGCTTTGTCAGTAGATATTGGCAACGATGACTATGTGGACATTTCTCCCCCAAGGTGGATTCTTGAAGAACGGTATGAACCTGAAGCCATCGCAATGAGTTGGGAGCTGACTCGTTATCGAAAGAAGGTCACAAGCATTCCTAACATGTTCTGTCATGGCTGTGGAAGGATGAGTTGGGTAGACATGGACAAGTCAGAGAGCGAGAACGCTGTCTGTCATTTCTGTGATTACACCCAAGTCCTGAATTGTGTGAATGAAGATGTCTGGGGGGCAGTACCGAGAGAAGGGTGGTACAACCTGCTTCCCCACATCGGAATTATCGCCCAACACCGAAATCATTGCTGTAAGAAAGCATGGCTAGACACGAGAGAGATTTGCTACGGGGAATACAAACTTCCCGATGGGCGAGAACTCAAGCGGCTGAAGAAAGCCGTTTACCGCAGAGACAAGGAATTAGCCACAAATCCCCACATCAAGCCTGAGTTGAACGAAGTAGCATTGCAACAGGCAAAGATGATGGGTTTACAGGCGATGCAGGATGCGAAGGTCAGAAAGCGATCTGAGTTAGCTGAGATTCGCAGAGAGCATCGCTACGATCATTTAAACCGAGTGTCCGTTTAAAGGAGAACACTAGAATGTCAGCAGTCCTGGAACGTAAACCAGAAGTCTTTGAATCAGTTAATTATTTCGACAAGCGCAGGCTCACGAACGCAGCAAAGCGATGGGTCTTTTTTGCCCTTGATGTCATTCAGCCCGAACGCAAGGCGGAACTCTCGTGGCTCGCCGTTGGCGGGGAAGAAAGCTCTTGTCCGTGCCTGATGAAGTACGGACGAGGATTCGTACCTCGTGGCCGCGCTGCCATTCTGGAGATGGGTGGCGAACCTATTCCCATGAGGCACATGGGCGACCTTTCGGCGGTGGCGTGGCAAGGTCTGCCGTCCGATAGCCACACCACATCTCACAACTTCGGATATGTCCCGGTCTACCCTGGCGATGGTTTGAGACTCCTAAAGAAGTACTCAAGCATTGGCCGTAAGGGTCTGGATGAACTAACGGCCCTGGAAGGCAAAGAATGGGAAGAATGCCACACCCCTGTCGAGGACGGAATTCTCGACGTGGTGGAATTGGCGCAGTTCGGGGACGGGATGTCCAGAACGCTCCGAGGACTTGAGGAGCAAATCAAGTTTGCCAAGGTCAACGATCCGCGAGTTGATTACGGGAAGTTGGCTGAAGAGGAACTGAGGCTCTGCGAAGATTCCCGCAATTGGGCGACACGGCTTATCAGTATCGAGCACGGTCTACTGAAACTCGGTCACGTCGGAGAATGGCAGGGTGGGCATTCTTACGCATACTCTCCCGTGGTGGAGATGTTGATTGAGCAGTTGGAATTGAAACGCCAAGACCAGCCGATTCAGGAAATGGCCGACATGGTGAGCCAGATTATCGCCAAGACTACGCCGGCATCAGGCATGAGTGCGGCTGACTTCGACTTCCTGATGGATCAGAAACTCGCAAAGGTACGAGAAGCTGATGCTCTGAAGATTGCGGAACTCGAAGCCAAGCTCGCCGCGGCGACCGCTGAAACCTTTGTTTGCGTGTGCGGCAATGAAGCCAAGTCATTAGCAGGACTCAAGGCGCACCAACGAGCGTGTGAGGTATTTAACGCGAAGGAGGAATAATGCCAAGTCTCCAGCAGATGTGTCAGGAAGCGCGGCTGCGGTGTGACCAACCATTACCGCAGCAGCCTTCCATGCGTCGCACACTTTTGGCCGTCCTCGACTCCGTTCAGAACTTCTATTCTCGATTAGGAAACACGGGACAAGCGTGGAGTCTCAACCCTGATTACCCTCTGAACGTTAGCGGAAACACGTCTGACTTTCTCTTAGCCATAGACGATTCTTACGGTAAGCCGATTCAGGTACTCTCCACTTACCCAACGAACCCTTCTTACATTCAGAGATACATTCCTTTTCGAGAGTTTGCGTCGATGAATTTCGATTGGGCCTACCCACAGAACCTTGCTTCGTGGATGTGGACAGATGGCTCTCCATGTACCGCAATGAGAATGGCGTTCTACTACCGGGATGATGGGTCACGGTGGGTCAGGGTGCTACCTCAGCCCCAGTTGGCAGCGACTTATGTAATCACGTTTGCGAGCGGAGATTGGGCGTCTACGGCGGGGATGGAACAGTCTGCGGTACTCAGCCAGTTTCATTCATTAATCGAGACGTGGGCGGCGCAGTCTATGCTGCCGTCGTGTCAATGGTCAGACGATGAAGATCGGAACATCGGCCATCGCAAAGAACTGTTTGTGGCGCTCAAGAATGATGAAATGAGACTGAGTGAAGAGTTCGACAGGTACGTGCGGAATCTCGTGGTTGACCAGATGGGTACAAGAGACTCAAGCATGGACGATGATTCTTTGATGATGTGGGGTTGACATCGTGTCGTGTACCTACAGTGAGATAATCAGACAAGTTTCAGTTCGCATAAACGCGATCACAGGTCCCGTTGCGTCCACGCTTCAATCTACCTACATCAGCACGTTTACCTCGGCCAGCGTGGGGAGTTCAATCTTTCCTTATGCCGCCATCACTGATGCGGTTCTCAACATCGAGGGAAGATTGGCGGACGCAATCGCGTCAACGGGGGATCATCCTTATCGAGCGTATTTAATCTCCACGACGGACGCTTTAGCAAATGCCGCGGTGTTGCCAAGTCTGGATGCTAGTGGAGAGCAAATTATCGGGGTGTGGGGAGCGGTTTACGACGCTTCCGATACTACGAAAGTCTATCGGGCTAAAGACGTTTCTCAGGTGATGCGAAGAACTACAAACCCAAACAGTAAATACAAGGTCACAGTCTATTGGTATTTCATGGACGATCTGAACATCTATCACACCGGAACGACGGTGAAGATTAAGGTGTGTGTGTACAGTCGAGACAATCAGGCGACGATTCTTGCCGCGAATGGAGCAATGCTATTGCCTGATACGCTGGCTGACGCGCTCGTGTGCGGAGCGGTGAGTGAGCTAGTCAGAGACGATGAGTTTATGGGTCAGGCTTCAGTCTATCGACAGTATTACGATCAGGTCGATGGAGCAATTCGCAAAGGTCTAACGTCGATTCCTGCGAAAGCAGAAGTGGGGCCATTACTGACAGCAGCGAGTTTCTAAGATGACACTTCAGGAATTAGTCTACGCGGTTGAAGATTGGGCTGCTAACACGGCCAACATTTCCATTCAAGATGCAGAGACGGTGATTGAAGATATCCTTCCGTCAGCGATGCAGGCGGTGGCTCTTAAAGCTGCGAGCGACCCAAAGACCGAATCTCTTTTAAGACGAAACTTCACTGTCACCTTGGCGAGCGGGACGGGCACGGTCGATCCATTAATTCTCACGTCCTGCTGGAAAGGTGCGTCAGTTTACGTTACTGCCGAACCGACTATAGGGCCGTTGATGAGTTACGTTCCCAACTGGAATGATTTTATGAGTCCGATGGATACTCGGTTGGGTTACTGGACATTCCAGAGTGACGACACGATTTACTGGATTGACCCCGGCGAAACATTTGACATTACCAGTGGACGTTCAGGAGATATCGTGATGAACATAGCCAGCGTGCCGGCAGTTCCGACCACGCAAACCGCCACGCTGGACATGCCGGATGAACTTACCAGTAACCTGACAGCTTACCTGGTGGATGTGCTGAGGCAACGATCTAACCCAACAAAGGATGCGTAAGTGGGGCAGAATCTAAATCCCAGAGTTATTCGCCCATCAGCGTTCGTGCCGACTCAGCCAAGAAGCGGCTCGGTGAATGATGACGTGATTTACCGCATGAGCAACATGATAATTCAGGGAAACAATCCTCTAACATATCTAAACACCTACGCGGGTTCTAACAGCATGTCGGAAACGATTGCCACGGCAGACCTGACGGGGACTCTTTCTCTTGCCACAGGTTCAGCCACGGTGACAGGGGCAGGCACACAGTTCATTCAGGAGTTGAATCCCGGTCAGTATGTCTTGGTGGTCGATACTGCCACGCACAAGTCTTATCTGCTTGGAGTGCGAACGATTGTCTCAGCTACGTCATTCATCGCGTGGCGAGCGGTGGATGAAACCGCGTCAGGATTAACCGGAAAACGATTACCTTTAATCTTTGCGGTGGATCAGGATCGGGGTACGTCAATCTGGGGCAATGTTGTGCGAAACGATAAAGGCACTCTGTTGGGCGTCGGAGCGGGAGTGTTTCGGATTAACGGCTCCGCGTTGACCGCTTCTTTGACGCTAACCCGCGCACCTCAGATTGCCCTGAACAGCTCAGGAACCTACACCGAGTTTACGTTAGGGATGGCGACTTCCGCTGCGCCAACTGCGGCGGGTGCGGGTGGTGGTACGAAGGGAATGCAAGCGGGTAATTACTCGATTGTGATTACTCCCGCAAGAACGCAGACACTTGGCTACAACAACCCCTCACCTAAAGTCGTAGTCACGATTGCCACGAATGACAAGATTAATCTGACTGTTCCGGCAATGGACACTTCCAAAGGGCAGAATGCGTGGGACGTGTGGGTCACTCGCTATCAGGATTCGTTGGGGTCTGATCTGAACTATCTTGAAGGGCCATGGTATTACCAGAGCCAAATCACCGGAAGTTCGGCGGGATTTACCGCAGCAATCGAGTGGCTTGATGCCGAAGTTGAACGAAATGATTTAGTTACCTTCAATAATGACGCTCCACCTTCAGCGGGTTGGGTGGCAACGCTGAACAATGTCCCAATATGGATTTCCTGTCAGGGGATTAACTCATCTATCGGGGCATCAAGTTCCGTGCCGGGGCCGTTCATCTTCCCTGCAAAACCGAACAACATCGAAGCCGCTCCAGCAGACATTGCATTTTCTTCAAGTCCACCAGAAACGATTCTTGGCGTGGTGTCGGCAGACGGCAGGCTTTACCTGCTAACGACAAACAGTCTCCAGATAGCCCAAGGCACACCGCAACAAGATGTTCCCATACTGATCCGCCCGTTTTGGAATGTGGGATTTGCGCGGCCTGACCAGCTCGTGTTTGTTAATAGTCAGCTATACGGACATTCTGTCCAAGGGCCGGCACGTTCTTCCAGTGACGGAGTGCCAGGTTCAGAGCAGTTTGATTTTGCGGTAGATGTTTCTGAGATCACCGATCCGTGGATAGCGGGACATGTCACAGTAACTTACGACCCGAAGAACAATGCCGTGTGTTATTTCCACGCTGCAAATGAATTGAATTCAAGTGGGTTCTGGACAACGCGAGTCTTGATGTTCGGATTAAGGCAGAACCGTTGGATTGGGGATATCACTTTAAGCTCAACGACTCAGGACATGATCGTCACCTCCGCGGCGATGGTACACAATAAACTCTACATGCTCATGGGCGGAAGATTAGCAAACGACACAGTTTCGGTGGGTACTTATCAGTGGGACACCGCATCGGGTTCTGCCGTGTCGTATTACGCCGCGGCGGTATTTTCAGATCAGGGAGTAGAGACGCGAAGTCACGTAGTCAAGCGGGTGAGAGTAACGGCGAAAAGCACCAGCGGGACTCTGGGAGTGTTTGGAGCGCAGCCTACGGAGTCTATTCCTGTAACTACTCTGGAAGCGGGTAATAGCTCAAGTCTTACGGGGGCAATTTCGGTAACAAACAGTTCGACTCCAAGTCAATCTCAGCAGTTTCAGGTGAATTGTCCTAACCTCGTTCAGAGCACGGTGAGGTTTGAAGGTTCATATTCAGGGTCAGGCACGGTGGATTCTGTGCATGAGATTGTTATTCAGTCCGCAGTGGAAGGTGTAAGGCTCTAGTGGCAGTAGACGTATATCTTGAAAACAACGTTACTTACGACTCGTATTTAGAGCCGGAGATTCCCTTGTCAGGAACTATCATTGGGCAAGGCACTGCGGTTACGTCTATCAATGGCATCTCCGGGCCGACGGTCACGTTCGCGGGGGGCACATCGGGGTTTTCTTTCGCTCCGGGTGGAACGACAATTACACTTGTCAGCCCACTCACGACCAAAGGTGATTTGTACACTCACAACAGCACCGTGGGAATAGGCTTGCCCGTAGGAGCGGACACGTTCATTCTAACTGCCGACTCTGCTCAAACTACAGGGATGAAATGGGCCGCTCCAGCTACAGCAGGAACGGTTACTCATACCGGAACGCTCACTGCCAATCAATTAATTCTCGGTAATGGTGGAGCAGACGTAGCCGCTCTGGGTACTTCAGGGACTGATCATACGGTGTTACATGGAAACACCATTGGAGGAGCACCACTATATTCGGCGGTGGATATGGGGAACGAGGTTGCGGGTACGCTGGCTGCACTCAACGGCGGAACAGGACTCGCCACCTACACCATTGGGGATATGCTTTACGCGGGTAGTACGGGGGCGTTCACGAGTCTCAGTATTTTGACTCTGGCGGCCACGGGTAATGCACTGATTGCCGGGCCAACCACTCCGCAGTGGGGAAAGATAGGATTAACCACTCACGTCTCAGGAACACTCCCGGTCGGCAATGGTGGTACGGGCACAGCTACAGCATTCACTGCGGGTTCTGTGGTATTCGCAGGAGGGTCGGGAATCTACGCGCAGGACAACGCTAATCTCTTTTTCGATGATACGAACAATCGGTTAGGTGTTGGTACAGCAAGCCCCGGCGAACGACTTGACGTGGTGGGAACGATTCGTGCCGCAGGACAAAACACTGCGCCCGGCTCAGGGCATGGAATCGAAATCAGTCACGATGGAACGACGGGGTACATTCAGTCTTTCGACCGAGCTGCGTCAGACACGGATTTATACATCTCTGGTAAGTTGGTCTCTATTGTTACCAGTACCCATCATCTTGATCTCTCCAGCCTGCCCACGTCATCGGCGGGTTTGGCAGCGGGGGAAGTCTGGGTCGATACCGGGGCTGCGAATGTCCTGAAAAGAGTATGACAAAGACGCGCACAAAGATTGAGACGAATGGTCATAAACCATTAACCGCAGACCATCGGGTGTTGAAGTGTGGCGAGGAAATCAAGGCAGCATTGGATAAGTATAACTGTCGGATATTTACGGCACTAAGAATTGGCAACGCTGAATCTCCGTTAATGGAAATCGGCGGATTGCCCATTGTGATAAAGGTATCGGCAAATGCTGAGAAGGCTTGACCCTGAAAAAGACCGAGAATGCTTTGTTGAGGCGTGGCTATGGGAGACTTCCGGGCCGCGGTGGTACAAGCAATCAGGCAAGGTGTTTGGCCCGTCCACGTTAGAAGATTTCATTGAAGCATCGAAAGAAGAAACTCGGTTGACCTTTGGAATCTTTGATAACGAGTTAATCGGAATGATTGAATTGACGTTGTGCGGAAACAGCCTTGAGGCTGACCTGATGGCGAAGCCGAGATGCAATCCTGACGCGATTCTCTCTCACGCGATGGCCTTACGTGATCGCATCTTTGACGATTTAGGAATTGCGGAGATATACGTTTGGCTTTCTAAGAAAAATATTCCCACTCGCAGGTTATGTGCAATAATGGGCTTCCGTGAAACAGGATTGACACTGATTCGAGGAATCTATCACGAGCGAGTTATTGAATGGGTTCACATGTCTATCCCGCGTGAAGCGGTGGCAATGTTGAAGGCGGCATAAATGGGAAAGAAGAAAACCACCCAAACCACCACGCAGAACCAACAGCAAGCCTATAACGCGAATACTGCCAGCTCGTCCAGCGTTCCCGACACTCCTGACATTCAAGCCTATCGAGCATTTCAGCCACAAGTCGATCCGGGATTGGGTTATCAGTACGCCAACGCCCGCAACAAACTCAACCAATCGTTCGACAATCCTCTCGGAGGATATGCAACTCCAGAGATGCGCGACGCCATGTTGAGGACGGGCAATCGCCAATTGAATCAGGATGAAGCCCAAGCCTTCCGCGCAGGGACGTATGACGTAAACCAACAAAAGGCGGGACAGTTAGGAAATCTGGCCTCTTTGACGCGAGGGACGAACACGACTGGAACGTCAAGCGGTACGGGTACGATGACAGGGACAGGAACGGGAACGACGCAGCAGAGCGGGATTTCGTGGGGAGAGGTTTTAGGGGCCGCGGCGAACGTCGGCGGATCGTATTTAGGATGAGAGAGAAGATACAGGAAATCTTATCCAAAGCTAAGAATCCTTGTGTGTTGGTTAGTTTCGGGAAAGACAGTCTCGTACTTCTCAAAACGATTTTAGATATGGGCTACAGTCCTGACATTCTCTGGTTTCGTGACCATCTGAACCCTTTCGCGGAAAAGATAATCCGTGAATGGGATTTGACCGTGAAAGGCTATGCTCCCGCGGTTAGATACCGTGTTGAGGATACGGTCATTTCGGAGTACGCCATAGGGAACGCAAGACTTCCAATGCTTCAGGACATCTCAGAACACGGTAGACCTATAGGAATGGTGACGACACCTCAATTCAGCTATCCGTGGGACTACACGTTATTTGGCTATCGCAAGACTGACTCACACCCGCTAATCGGCAGAAACTTAGAGTCTGAGATTACGTTAGGGCCGACTGAGTTAATCGCCCCGATGTATGACCTGACAGATGCGGACGTGTTCAATCTGATAGATGAACTGAACATTCCCTATGAACCGTTTTGCGATGATGTTTTACCATGCGATTTACCAAGAATGCCGCGAGAGACATTCAAGCAGAGGTTTGATTTCTAAGGAGACAAAATTATGACCGCACCGATAGGCTCAATCAGCCGAAACATGTCGTCACGAACAGTCACGGCAAGCACCACAGCCACCACAGATGACTTTCTGATTAAAGCAGACTGTACATCCAATGTGATTACGGTCACGTTGTTTACCAACGTCACTGACTACGCTTTCTATCAGATTGAGGTCACTAAAACCGATTCATCTGCGAACGCGGTCACGGTCACTGACGGGACGTTCACGTTCTCGCTTACCAATCAGTATGATGCGGTGATTTGCCAACTCGACTCCGCGGGCGTCTGGACAGGCATTGCCTCATTCGACGTGGGCGGATCGGGTAACGTAACCGGGCCGGGATCGGCTACGGCGGATGACATCGCTACCTTCAGCGGCACGACTGGAAAAGTAATCAAGGATTCCGGTATTGCAGTTGCCAACATTGCGACTGCCGACTCGAAAGCGGTTTCAGCGGGAACCACCGGAGCTTCAGCAGCTTCGGCGGCAGTGGTGGCGGATTCTAAGGCAGTTTCAGCGGCGAAGGGTTCACCCCTTGCCGTGGTGGTTATCTCCGCAACCAGCGTTTTCACGCCTACCGCCTCTGCTACTTGCGCGTTCTTTGAGTGTTGGGGCGGCGGTGGTGGTGGGGGGGGGACGTCACAGGGAGGCGCAGGGTCTGCTGCCGCGGGTGGTGGCGGTGGCGCTGGGGGCTACTCGGCTAAGTTTGTTGCTGCGATCACGGGTTCGGTTTACTCGATTACGATTGGTGCTTCGGGGGCCGGTGGCCCGGCGGCAAGTTCAGGAGGCACGGGCGGGTCTACACTAGTATCAACCGTCATCTCGGCGGCTGGGGGAGTAGGTGGCGCGGTGATGAATGCCAGCACCTTTTTCCTTCCCGTTGCGGGTGGAGCGGGTGGCGCAGTAACAACTGGAGGCGACATCAACATTGCTGGAAATCCCGGCCAGCCGGGACTACGAGGTTCTGGTACGTCTGCAATGGCGGGCAATGGCGGCGTCGGAAACAAACTCGGCGGTGGCGGCTTAGGCGCTGTCGCGGACGGTGCTGGCGGGGCCGCGGGGCCTGGAAGTGGCGCGGGCGGTGGTGGCGGCATGTGCTCTGGCGGCACTAGTCGCGCAGGCGGGGATGGCAGCGTTGGTTGTGTGGTGGTCACTCTTTACAGATGAGGATAGCCCACTGGTCAGACAAGGCACTGCCTTCAGGGTTAGGAGAGACGGCGAACCATATCTGCGCCGCCGAACGGAAGTTGGGTATGGATTCCGTTGTTATTGATGCTCAACGTGAATCTGATTGGGTGAATGCTGATGGTGCTGATGTCCATGTGATTCATTTGTTCATGCCGCCCAAGGTGATTCACAAGACCAAAGCACCGTTTGTCTGGGTATCACACGGCACTCCAGAAGTAATGAGTGAAGGAAGTATTGTTGAAGCCTCCAAGGGTGGATATGGCCCTGCTGATGGATGGATGATTGCTCAATGGTGGCTACAACACGCAGATGTGACTGTGACTTTCTGGCCGCGACATGAAGCTATCTGGAAGTCTTTATGTGACAAGAACACCAGAGTTGAGGGAGTTCCTTTGGGGGTAGACAGAGACTTCTGGAAACCGATTGAATCGGCAGGGAAGTTCGCAGGCGAACCTTCAGTGTTCTCAGCAGAGAATTGTTACATGATTAAGTGGCCATGGGACTTGATCGTAGCGTGGCCGTGGGTGGTAGCGAATGGGTTTTCTGATGCGAAGTTGCATTTAGTGAACGTCCCTTACGATCAAAGTCGAGTATGGTGGCCGCTGATGAACCGAAACGGATCGGGATATCACGCATATTTGACCAACAGACGTTTTAGCCCCGACGAGCTTAGACACGCATTTGCTTCAACGGATTATTTTTGTGGTTTGGTGCGGTATGGAGATGTTAATTATCTGGCGCTTCAGGCTAACGCCTGTGGAGCTAAGACAATCAGTTACAAAGGAAATCCGTATTCAGATTATCACGTAGACTTTGGCGACCAGCGGATACTGGCTAATCAGTTATTGGCAATCATGCGTGGAGAAGTCGAAGCGAGAGAGAAAGAACCTGTCCCGTCGATTCTAAGGACGGCAGATAGGCTGAGGGATATTTATTTATCACTGGCGAAGGATACGGTGATAATTGACCCAAAGGTCTTAGCCCCAAAGAAACGCAAGCGGAAGATAATCCCGAAGGACACATCACTGGCAACCTTAACAGTACAATGATTAACTTCATCGATGACACGGCGCAGATTGGGAAGCTCACAAAGATTTGGCATTTCGCGGTAATACTTGCCAATGTGGTTATTGGGGAATGTTGCAATATCGGCTCGCATGTGGAGATAGGTCATGGATGCAAAATCGGAAACAGAGTTCGCATTAGCCATGGGGTATTTCTCCCACCAAATTCCGTGGTGGAAGATGACGTATTCCTGGCCCCCGGCGTACTGGCTTCCGATGATCGGTATCCACGAGCGAATAACCCTGACTATCACGCCCAGCCTCCACATTTTGAACGCGGGTGCTCTGTCGGCATCGGCAGTGTCATTCTCCCCGGGGTCAGAATCGGCGCAGGAAGCCTCGTAGGGGCGGGATCGATAGTCACTAAGGATGTACCCCCGCAAGGGCATGTACGGGGCGAGCCAGCGCGAGAAAAGGCATACTCAGGGATTCACCATGAGGAGTTTCACGAACTGGCAGTCATTCCGGTCGCAACCAAGAACGATTCACACTTGATGCCCACTTAGGAGACGATATGGCATTAGCACAAGTCGGCGGAAAGATTTACTCGAACACGGCATTGGCGGAAACGAAAGCGGCGGCGGTGACGAGTCGGTGTCTGGTGTTTAATTTCCTTTGCGTCAATCCTGACGCGACGACGATTTCTTATCTGCAATTCTTTGATTTGGCTTCGGCTGATGTCACGGTGGGAACGACTACACCAACCTTCGTCATGGCATTGAGTCCCAAGACTGGATACAACATCGGACTGACGTGTCCGGTGCAATTCACTACCGCAATGACGGTTGCCAACACCTCGACACCAACGGGAAACGGTGCTCCTGCTACAGCGGCAGTGGTTAGCTTGCATTACGTAAGTGGTTAATGTCTCTCATCACCATTCAACAATTCTCTTTACCTTCCGACAATCTGGCGGATGGGAATAGCTACGTCCTGAGACTCTGGTATAACCAGGGATTTCTGGACAGCTCAGGTCAGGCTGTAGCACCCGGCACGAGCACGACGGGAACATATCTCACGACCAGCGCGACAGTCGCCGGCGGATTTATCACCTTCGACCCGTTTGCGGTCTACACAACTCTTGATGCGGAAGTTCCTAACCCTCAATCCATTGGAATTCAATGTCAGTTATTCAAGGGCAATTCATCTCTTCCAATTAATCCCTTCAACCAAAACGGCACACCGAATACGTGGATTGTGCCTGACGATTTAGGCGGAACGATCAGCTTTGAAGATTGGACGATTGCCAACCAGAGGATTGTATTAGCAAATCCTCCACAGACGCTCTACACCGCGGCTCAGGTAGACGCGTTGATTGCGGCGAACGATATTCAGGTAGCATTCAATCAGGACTATGTAATCTCTGCTTATGCGACCTTCGCGGCAGCGGTAGCGGCGGCAACGGTCACAGGTGGAACGTTGGTTATTAATCAATCCACCACCACAAGCAATCAAACAGTCCCGGCAAATGTGACGCTAAGGTTCACTCGTAAAGGCTCGATTACGGTCAATCCCACAACAACTTTAACGATTGTCGGGCCAGTTGAGGCTGATCCGGTAAGGATATTCTTCGGAACGGGAACGGTGTCATTTACGGGGAACGTTGCTCTTACCGCGGTATATCCGAACTGGTGGGGGAATAATACAGTTCCGGGCACGACTAACATGGGTACGGCAATTACCGCAGCCATGACTGCAGCAGCTACATGTTCAGCGGACGTTGCTATCGTTGGCGGGCTTTATGCTTACTCCACAGCACCGAATTTAGGTATCGCCAATGTCACGGTACGGTCAGATGGAGCAGTAAACCTCAAACACACTGGTTCAGGCGCCATTCTTCAAGTGGGGCCAGTTGGTAGTGGTGTTTACAACGCCAACATCATCGGAGATTTCACTGTCACCGGAAATGCCGCCAGTAGCTCAGCGGGAATAGTGCTTGAGGGCATCGCCCAAAGCCGAATCGAGTTGAAATGTGGCGGCGCACCGGGAGCGGCATTCACCATTAAAGGCGCAGAAAAGGCTTCTTTTGACTTAGTTGCTTCATGGTCTGCATTACCAGGGGCTGCATGGCCTGCTGGACTGACCCCGACCAAGGGGGTTGTAGTCGATAGTGGAGCGGGTTTTGGTCGCACTACAAACTGCAACTTTCATGTTATTGCGGAGGCTGTTTCAACCCGCGGACTGGATGTGGTCGCAGCGGATTCGTGCATATTCACCGGAACCAGCGAGGGCAACGGATCGGGCTTAATTGAGGCAGCAAACTGCTTAGGCAACACCTACAACGCATTTTACTTTGATGTTAATTCAGTGGTTGACGCGGACATTGCGGGTACAGGGGCACTCTTCACTGAAGTAGTCGCTAAGACCAATACGATCACCCCGAATATCCTGATAGACGGAACCGGAAAGGGCGTTAGTTTCAATGGCGGATATATTCGCTCCATAGACGGCACGGCAGGCATCACTCCCAAGTTCACCGCTGTCCGCACGTCGCCATCGCCGTTGGGCATCATAGCACCACAAGCAATCTGGGACGCAACTTGTGCTTATGTAGATGGCAACGGACTCATCACTTCTTATTATTCGGATTACAGAGCACCGACACTATTGAATAGTTGGGTGAATTTTGGATCGGGCTATTCAGTTGCGGGCTATCAGAAGAGTGATGGTATTGTTCGACTGAAGGGACTGATTAAGAGCGGCACGACCACAGGCGGGACGGTGTTGTTCACATTGCCTTCAGGTTTCCGGCCCGCCGCCACACTTCAGTTTATGACCGAAGCTAACAGCACTTTAGCCGTACTTGAAATCCTGTCTACTGGAGATGTGACGATTGCAGTAGTAGGGTCAAGTGCTTTCTTGACTCTTTCAGGGATTAGCTTCGTGGCGGAAGGTTAATCTCTCTAATCCTTCTCGGGTAGTGGGGTATAGATGTGCATATGATTGAAAAAGAATTGAGTGGTGCTGCTGCGAAGGCGATTTTGGAACAAGCCGGTGAGATCATCCGGTGCACGGATTCGCCTGAGATGCGTATTCAAATCGCGGATGAGGCCGCAGAAGCGGTTAAAATCGTGCTTAGGGTGCTACATTCTCCGCCTCAGCCAGAAGCTTTTCCCATACCTGACTAGCCTCTCGGCCCTCTAGTCCCAGCTCAGGGCTACCCTGATTGTATCGGTCAAACCACAACCAAAGGCCGACTACGGTTTCGTGGGTTGGGTTGGGTTTAAGCTCCGCACAAACAATGCGATCCGAGTTGATGATTCGGTTGCCAATTTTGATAAGCATATCGCGGCCTTATATCACCGATCTGCTCATCATTCCTAACTAGAAAACACGGGTGAATTAGTCTTTAGGCGTCGTTCTTTCCCATGTGCCACCAAATCACCAGAATAACTAATGCCGCACAGAACACGAGAAAGTATATTCGGGATTCGTGATAAACCGCTCTAGTTCCTGCGAAAAGAATATAAATCAGCGTGGTCAGGCAAAATAACACCAATCCGTACAGGAATAGTTCTCCAATCGTTTTTAGCCAGCTCAGCACGGTTGGGGCTTATATCACCGATCCAAAGGGTAGGCAAAGGTAAAGGCCGATTCGCTTTGCAAGCGCCTCTTAGTCACTTGCTCCGGCTTATCGGCCCTCGTAGTATTTGGATTTCGCCCGAAATTGCCCAGACGGAACCAAACGCTTGTCTGTTGAATAGAAGTTTAGACGGCGAGCGGCAGCAGTGTCAAGAAAAGGGTGCGGGCCGGACGGGATTCGAACCCGCGACTACTTGTTTAACAGACAAGCGTTCTAACCGCTGAACTACCGGCCCTGCAAAATCAAGTCGAATGCTACCACGAATCCTCCAGTTGAGTCTACCTCACGTTATGGATCATGTTTTCCGGTTGACACTGGAGTGACATTTCCCTATTATCCAATACATGAAACTCCAAGATATTACCGCGGCACGTGATGAGGCCAAGCTTGAGTGGAAAGAACATCAGGGTAAGGCCAATCACTACCGAGAACTATACTTAACATTAGATGCTCTCGTGCGGCTAACTAGAGGCCCACAAAAGCAGGCTCCTGAGCAAACTGATACGGCGGAGCAGGCAGCAAGCACTAATGGCGAGAGTCCGGCCACAAGAAAGGATGCGCTAAAAGAGTTAATCCGTGAAAAGGGGGGCATGACCTCTATTCAGATTTTTGAAGCTCTCATCGCGCAGGGAATAGAGATTAAGAAGCAATATGCCTATAACTTGCTCACGTGGCTGGTAAAAGACGGCACGTTGAAGCGGAAAGACGGAAAGTATTATTTCGGGAAAGAGTAGGACTTAAATAAAATAGGGTTGGCAGTTACGAGCTACCAACCCTTATTCACAACCAACTTCGCGGACTAGGCAAAGAGGGTCGTCGTGTATCCGATAGTATACCGCGCCAGAGGGCCACCACCAACCAAAAATCGGTCAATCACTGTGCAGTGAGCGCAGAGGGGAGCGGGTTTCCCTGCTCCCCTCGCCCTAACCCCGCGTTAGTTTACCGGCTAGAACACCCGACTTTGGATCGGGCGAAAGGGGTTCGACACCCTTATGCGGGGCCAAACTCTAAGATTTTGGCTTCAAAGATCGTTTCTTGCTTCTATCCTGGTATTCCTTATTCCAGTATGGTGATTTGCATTTTGGCCCGGGGCATCGCTTAGGTTCAATATCGGAATCTCGCGGTAACCATTCATAGCCACAACGGGAACATTGCCAGAGCCAGACTGCTTTCTTAACCTTTGGCACGTAACTATGCTATCCGAAATAGTATGCTCTGTCAAGTAGATTCTCGTTGACATAGTATGCTATCTCAGATAGTATAGCGGTACATTGATAAGGGCCTTATCGGCGCTAACCGACAAGATGGTGGGGGAGCGAGTGTTCCAATGTCTTGCTGCTTCTTCAATAGTAAAGTCTTGTCCACTGGCGGGGTTGATATAACAACCTACGTGCTCACATTCAATCCAATACCAAGTACGCTCGCCTTGTATTTCACTTTTAGGGACAGGCTGCTTCTGGCAAAATGGACACGGCAACAGTTCCGGCTCGGCTATGCTCTGGGCCTCAGCCTCTAACGGCAAGCGTGGATGGTCTTTAACGCGATGTCCTTCTCCTAGGTCGAACGGGCAATCTGAATCGCAAATTTGCTCACTTGATTCGTTACTCATGACTGTTCCTCCAATCTCTGAAACCGATCATCGTTCTGTTAATGAAGAAAACAACAACCCTTCGGCTCACGGTCTGAGTCCCCGCGTCCCCGCGCTGGCGCGGCATCCTCTATTGATTCAAGAGTCCTTCGCGCTTCAAGTACCCTTGCGCGTCCTCTACAGCCTCGATGGCCGAAAAGGCAGCGGTTGCCATGAGGTTCACAGTCTCATCTCCGATGTAGCAGTCGAACGGCCATTCGCCATCCTGCGTGTAATTCACCCACTGGTCTATTACATCAACTAACGATTGCTTGACCTTCTGCTTATTTGCTTTCATTTCCTTTTCCCCTTCGCGCGGAACGCGCTCCTAACCTTCCAAAAGTCGGTCGTCTTGAGAGTTCCCTTTGCTCTGCATCCCTGACTCCGTTCTCAAGACGTTCGCTCCGGCTCAGGTCGCGCTTCCATTATCACGCCGTGCCGCGCTTCATTTGCGACTTTGTTCCGAGCGTCGTGTTCGGTCATCTTTTGCTTGGCACTGCATATCAACGTCGAACCCTGCCACACTTCCCAATACTCCGGTTCTTCTGCTCGTTTACTCATTGTGACTCCCTCGCATCTAATCGTTCTTGAATCCACTGTTCGACAACTTCTGAATTCAGCCCAAGCCCATGAAGGTATTCT